GTCCAGATTAACGGCTATGTGAACAAGATCCGTAAGCTCGGGGAAGTAACCACCGACAAGAATGGCCAGCCCTGTCTGAACTTTATCCGCGTCTGTGACTGTTACGGCCCGAAAGGTTACATTTCCGGTGCTTATACTGTATTGGTCGAGGGCCAGACTAAAGGAATCAAGCCTGATACAGTAGAGAAGCTTAACCAGGTTCGCGAGCAGATCTGGAAAAAACTTATAGAAAAGAACGGCTTACAATCCCTGTAGGTTTTTCTATATTTTAATCAAGAGGTTAAAACATGAGCAGACAACGCAGTAATCAATCCGAATGGAAACGTGACTGTAACCGTTCCCAGCGCCGTTCCAACAAGCAAACGCTTACTTCTATGGACAAAGAGAACGATGACCCGAAAGTAATCAACCATTACAAGGAAACGAGACGGGGAGACATCTGGTGCTCGCCTAACGACGGATGGAACTGGCGCCGTGGCCGTGGACACGATAAGAAAAAGCCCTGGAGAGACTAATGAACAAGTTCGAAGCAAGAAACGTAGCAAGCGAAAACGGCTGGAATGAATGGGGAACCAATCCCAAGTTCTGTGTAAAAGTTCCAGAAGGTAATCTTCGCGTACATATTCAAATCGGGTATGAACTGAGCTTTGATAATTCGTCAGATGATGAAGTCAGTCTGGTGATGGAAATTCATAAGCCGAGCTCCGCCCATCCGCCTGTAGCCAGCCGCAGATGCTGTCTCCGGTACATGGATGAATCCTACTTCAAGAACTGGCTAGAATCCGAATCCAGAGAACTCCTCGAAATCGGCCAGAACCAGAGCAGAAAGGGAGAACTCCCGTAAGGTTTATTTCTAACCTTTCTTGTTTACGTTTACTGTATGGATTGCTATATTATAAACATAACAAGAGAGGTTAGCATGGACTTAAATATTCTTTCTATCGCACTGATGTTCGCAGCTGTCGTCTACGGTGTTCGTGTCGCGAACCAGGAATTTGACGAGGCCGAAAAGAACAGGACAAAATAGCGAAAAGCCTCCGTTGATTCTTATATATAAGGCAATGGAGGTTCATATGGATTATGAAGAAGCTTATAACCGCCTGTTAGAGAACGAGATCGCGACGTCCGAAGAAATAGAACTCGTTACAGAAATCAACGGAAAGAACATCGGTACGTTAACTGATATTCTCTTCGCGAGAACTGGCTCAAAGGACTTTAACGAAATCTAGTTCTTTTTCAGGCACGAGAGGCGAGGAGTAAAATCCTCGTCCTTTTCGTACCCAGAAGCTATAAATAACGCATGAAGAATCCAATCATTGTCAATCCCGACGCCAACCCAGAACTGGCCAGCTATCTGGCCGATATAGTAAAAGACTTTACCAGTTCTTTCCCCTGCACAAGAGATAACTGTGCACATATCAATCGCGAGCTTATGACCCAGCTCATAATGGAAGGAGAAACCCCCAAGCTGATTTATGGCCTGTACCGGGTAGATTCCTACCTCGGCTGGCTGGATGAGGACGATTTCACTGACGAGGAACTGGCCCAGATAGAAAAAGAATACGGTGGTAATAACCGCCACAGTCTGGAGGCATTCGTCCGCTCGCTACCAGAAAACGAACAGGAACAGTACCTGTATATTCCGCACTGGTTCTTACTCCTGGACGGTTTAATTCTGGACGCAGCTTCTGATATGTTCCAGCTTAAGGATAATATCAAAAACAGTCCGGACCGTTACTATAGCGAGACTATGGAGCCGATACTGGACTAGTTATAGTCATAGTAGTATTTTTTACCGATTTCTTTACTGAGCCCGTAATCGACAATTACGGGCTTATAATCTATCATCCCGTACTGTTCAGAGCCGAACTCACAAAGGTCGTCACAGTCGAGGTCCGTAGCTAACAGCCGGTGAAGATTCTGGCCGAAGTCAGTAGCTAGAAACCGGCTATAGGCTGTTTCTATCAGATTCGGTGGCTTATTCCCGTCTGAAGCAAATAACCGGCCGATACTGTCACCGATTTGTGTAGGTGATAGCTTAATCTGGTCCGATAGCTGGAGCCAGAACCTGTCATCAAATCTTTTCGCCCGCCGGGACCTAATCCAGCATCCGTCGCTGGCACAGTCCAGAACCTGGTTCAGGACCGGATTCTGCTGTTCGCTGTAAAAGCTGTCCTCGAACAGGTTCTGTTCCTGGCCCGGTCTGTTCCTGGCCAGTTTTAGCACCGACTCGTCGTCTACAGCCAGAACTATCCGGCCAGAACCTCGACCGATAAGTTTCAGCCGGTACTTACTGGACAGTTCCTTAACGAACTGGTTCAGGTGATTGCTCGTCCTGTGCGGGTGCTGGAAGATTCTGTTCCGCGAATAGAACTGTTCTATTTCTTTCTCTATTTCCATCGCTGGTGATTCTTATAATCGTGCTCCGCTAACAGTTCATCGAATTCGGCGAGAAGCTTTGGCAACTGGTACTGGCGATAGTTACTGTCCTTTTCCTGGTCCCGTTGCCTGTTGTACCAGCGTTTGACAGCGAATATAACCACCAGGCCGATAATGACGACTGTTATGAATCCTAACATTTATTACCTCTCGATACTGGCTATAATATAGCAACAGTTCTCGCTTTCGTAAATAGGAAAAGGCCAGGATTTTACTCCCGGCCTTCCCGTATCGAGGTTAACTAAACGCTTCCTTCCATCGATTTCATCCGGACGTTATCCTCGGTCTCCGAAGCGAAACCCATGACGTAGTTTAACGCTTCGCCGTTTTCCGACTCGAAATGAATCGCATTCCCACGTTTTTCGTACCGTACGAGGTCTATGTCCCCGTTATGTTCCGGATGTAGATTCCGATTGCGAAAGTCGTCGAGACCGGCCAGTTCATCGTAGGCTGCGTCTTCCGACGTATAGACGATAAATCCCTTGAGCATTACTTGCCTCCCTGGTAGAGCGAATTCAACTGGATAACTTCCTGGTAGTTGACGACGTTATGGAATACACGCCCATCGTCACAAATCAGGTTTCGAGCATAACCAATCTCGCTGTTGACGATATGCCCGACGCATTCCACGACATTTGGAATGATATACGTCTTCGGTTGTTTCAGGTCATTGTTGTCACAACCTGTCGAAACCAACGCGATTCCAGTGAGTACCAAAGCCATACCGGCGATTATAATCTTTTTCATGTTTAACCTCTTTCGTTATATTCATAATATAGAAATATTCGAACGTAACGTAAATGAAAATCTTAGAGAAGTTTTTAACAGCTGTGCACCGTCCAGAGCATGCAGGCCGTTGACTCGACCCATATCCTGTCAGACTTGAACTCTTCACGACGGGCGAATCTATCGTGCAATAGAGTGGCCGTTCCCAGCCAATTCTTCTGCTGGAGAATCTCCTCGACCTCTTCAGCCGATAAATGCTCCGCCCGGCCATCGTCTCCAGGGAATAGGCCAGCGAGCAGTTCCTTTCTTACTTCTGCGGTGAATTCTTCTTCGTTCATGACCATAATATAGAAATAACCGTCAGTTCCGTCAATAGGTAATTATCGGGTTATTTTCCCGGCAACGCATCGATAGCCAGCTCATTCTCCAGCCCGAGCAGACGCTGTAGCCAACCGTCACCGAATTTGACGATTTCCTGCAGGCGTAAATCTATCCGGCCGGCGTTAATATCGTTGAACGGTATCTGATAAACTCGGGTATCGAACCAGTCCTTCGCCGGCCCGGTATAGAGGATAAGCACAGCCTTCTGGTCCTGATCCCAGGACGGGCGATAATAACCTGTCCAGTCAACGTCCAGATTATAGACAACGCCGGAAAGCTGGAGTCGTTTATTGATCTCGTCCAGCTTCTCGGCTATGTGCGACATAGGATAACCGGCCATAGACTTATCCCAACAGGCTACCGATTCCGCCAACTACCCAAGTCGCACCGTGAGCTACGTTAGATACGATTCCCGTAGCCAGAGCCACGATGGAGTTGACCGACCCGCAGAAGGAACCTGTCACGTTACTGTTGGTGGTCATGGCTCCGATACCGAACAGGACCAGAAGGACGATGATGAGAACTTTGAACTTTGTCATGTGATTAACCTCTCTTTGATATTCATAATATAGAAAAAGAACCGGCATCCGTAAACCGATTCTTTTCCAATTTTTCTTACGGGATTACATCGAACGCTTTTTCATCGTGTCAAATCCTTCGAACCATTCATCGATCCACGTCTTATTGCTCTTCATCTGGTCATACATTTCCTTTATCCACTGATGCTTGTCAAGGATTTCGGGTTCGACCTCTTCCGATTCTTGCGCGATAGTCAACCAATGTTTCGCGTCCTTCACGCTAAAGTCGTCTATCTCGCGGTCGAAATCGTAAAAATCTTGATTTTCGTCCGAATCGTCGGAATAATCAATCGTAAGCGTCTCGTCGTATTCTTCCAACCGCTTCAAGTATTCGTCACGTTGTTCGCTAGAGATGAGCGCTTCGATGCCCGTTTTAGATTGCGGAATATGTACCAAATAGTTCATTTTAACCTCTCTTGATGATGATATTCATAATATAGAAAATCGAATCCAATCCGTAAGCCATTATTATATTCTTTTTTCTTACGGGATCGCACAAAGGAGACTATGCCGTATGCGATCCCGTGATTTATTTCTTTTCTTTTTTCGTTTACATTTACTTCCAAACTTTCTATATTATAAGCATCAAGAGGTTAACATGATTACGAATTTCAAGACTACCAGCATTTCCGAAGAACTTGCCATCATGAACATGGCCGATGTCGATTTCACGATGTGGGGCGAACCGGCCGAACTTGCGAAGGACGAATATTACCTCGAGACGTTTAACCACCGCCGTGAGATGGAAGCGAAGGGTTATGTGCTCAATCCTCATTTCGACGAGAATATGTCATGGTGGAAGGACAAGCACAGCGATCGCCCGTATGACAAGTTCCTCGATTTCGACTGCAACGAATTCGTCACTCCGGAAGAACTCCAATTGTACGAAGACAAATGTAAGGCGGTCTCTTTCGGATATACGCTGTACCAACGTCTTCTTACCGAAGAAGAACAAGAAGAAGACTACAAGATCTACTGCGAAGAATTCCATAAGGCGGCATAGCGAGCCCGCGCCTTTATTTCTAACTTTTCATGTTGACAACTTCCGGATATTTTACTATATTATAAGTATCAACGACAAGAGGTTAACATGAATAACGAAGAATTGAATACATACGCAAACCGAATCGAAACCGCCGGCCTGAAGCGCGACGCGAAAGTAACCGACCTTCATCATTATGCCGTGGCCGTGGAAGTTACGCCGAAGACATACGGCGAAATAGTCGAAAGCATGCCCGACGCGTTCGAATACTGCTTCGACTACTTCGACCAGAAGGCCGACAAAGAAGAATCCGTCTTCATGTTCTACCTCGAAGACTGCAACGGCGAGGACGTCGACGCGATAGAAAACTGGCTGAAGACGCATACCGGCTGGCGGTCTTACGAATACAATGGCTAGTCCGAAAGAAAACAATACAAGAAAAAGGTTTACAACTTCGTCCGGTTTTTCTATATTAATAACGTAAGCAATGTCGCTTACGTAAAACCGAACGAGGTTAACATGATTAAAAGCTTCAGCTATACCAACGCCAAGGGTCATACTACCGTAAGGATCTGTAACGTGGTACATGAAAACGAAACCGAGATTCGCGGGTTCGATTACAACAAGATGACCCGAGCGGAACAGGAAATCGTAAACAAGGTCTATCCCAACGACCACAAGCCGACTCCGTGTCCTACCGAATTCCACAAGACGAGCGAGGTGGACTACGATTCACTCGGTATTCCGAAAGAACTGTTCTCGAAGGCCTACAGGGTTTTCAAGAAGAGCAAGTGTTTCTAACCTCAGTTGATAAGAATCTCCAGAATGTCGTGAGATATACTGAAGATTTTTTACTTGATTTTTTGGTTTACAACCTCTTCCAAATTTACTATATTATAAGTATCAACAAGAGGTTAACATGAAAAAAGAAAATATCATCATCCATGAATGCACGAGCCGTAACGAAATCGAAAACCTTGGTTCTGCAGCAACCATCGAAGGACTCACACTCGATTCGATTCCGAAGTATGTGGAACTCATCGAGAAGCTTGGTGGCAAGTTCAAGCAGAAGAGTGACGAGAAACTTACCGTATATGTAACCAGTGGTTTACAGATGAATAAGTCTTTCCGTCTGAAGGGAAGCAATGCATATCCTGATGACACGCACATCGTGTCCATCAAGCTTGAAGACTTCGACTACGAGATGGACTTCTGCATCAACAGACTTCGCTTCGGTATCAGGTGGATGGATGACATTCTCGACAACAACCGCTGGCACAATCGAGGCAAATAGTCTCTCGTAGCTCGACCTCTGGCTCGACGAAGAGGCCTTCCGGGCTACAGTTTCGGTGACGTATACTGTGACGTTTTTACCCCAAAATGTCAGGTATATCGTCGCCTTTTTCGTCATTATATAGGGCCAGATCTGGTGCCCCCCGGGGGGCCTACGGTGACGCCCCTGGGCGGGAAAACTCGCTGTGTTCAAAAAAAGTATTAAGCTTCCTATAGGGCTAGGTACCGGGCCTATCCGGAAAATGTGCCCCTATTGGCCAAAATGTGTGCGTCTCGAGGCGATCCCCTAAAAATTTTTTCCGGAATTTTTTCCAGGCGGTCCAGACCGTATAGGCTAGTTCCAAAAAATTTTTTCCGGAAATTTTTCCTATAGTCGGGAAACGGCGGGCGAAGTTGCCGTTAAGGTCAAAATCTATGGTTTTCCCTAAAAAATTCGAATACGTGCCTGTCCAAAAAAATTTTCCGGAAATTTTTTCCTCCCCGGGAAAAATTAAGGGCTTTACGTATCTAGTGTATATTGCTATATTGTATTATATGTCGGATTATTATGATAATTACGAGAATTGTGAGAAATATCTGTTAGAACACGGATATACACGGTATAAGTGTAACGTGTTGGTTATAGATGCGTTGTTCAGCGTGATGTACCTTAAGGATTCCGACCATATGAAAATAAACCTGCTTTACGGGAAGAGCGGCGAACGGTGTAACATGACTTGTTCTGTCAATTACAGCGGGAAGATGGGACCGCAGTTCTGGGAAAGGATCGCGTCTACATATGAGTCTCATGCCCGGGAGCATTTCAGGTTCCGTGTGGACAACGAGGATTTTCTTAGGCTGGTTGGCGATAACGACTATAATACAGTCGAGATGGCGTTCCGGAGGCACGAGATGGAGAAGTCGTTGGAGGTTCTGGATGGTGTATAACTGCGTTACGTGCCTGGACATGCTTATAAAGGCCGGATATAACATGGTAGATACGTACCATGTCGGCGAAGACAGTACCAAGCTGCAGTTCGAGAAGGATAACAGCATTGTGGCCGCGTATACCTATAACGGGAGTTCTAACGGTTCCGTGTGTATTATAATGTATTGTTCGATTTACGGGGAAGGTTCGTATACGAACGTGGCCTCTACGTACTGTACGGGCGACAGCGCGATATACGAGAACGTAGATACTGGGAAATTTCTGGAAATAGTGTGCAAATATCCTGCAATAGAATGGATGGAGAGGTTCCACGCTTACGACTTGGAAAGGAAACTGGAGGTTCTGGATGGAGGGATATAGGTCGCCGGATATTATAAAGGGCGAGTGTTTTCGGAAGCTTGAAACTAACGGTTTCGTAGACACTTACACTTACAGCAAGAGTACTCATCTTACGGGCTGGACGTTCACGAACGAGACATATCCGGAAAGGGGCTATATCATAGTCTATACCGGGAAGGAAGCCGGGATGAACGGCATAGCGATGGTTTGCGAGATTGGTTCCGGTGAGGACAAGGTGAACGTGGCGGCCACATACGAAAATCCTTTCAGCATGTACAAGCGGGTTCCGATAGACATATTCCTGGAAACGGTGTGTAAATATCCGACGAACGAATGGATAGAGCGGTTCCACGCGTACGACGTAAAGAGGACTCTGGAGGTACTGGATGGCGCTTAGTTACGAAATGGCGGAAAACATGCTATTAGGTAGCGGTTTCAAGGTTACGACCGAGGCGCTCTGTACCAACGGCTGCGAGCTTATCATGTTCGGTAAAGAAAATACGGAAATTGAATGCTATAAGGGCGGTCAGCTCAATAAGGAGCTTCTGTTGATGTGTTCAATCTGGGACAAAAAGTCTTTGGCAAAGACACACGTGGCGGCGACGTTTACCAGCAGGTCGTGCATGTTCGTGCGTGTTTGCGAGGAAACATTCATGGATATAGTGTGTAGACATCCTGAGACGGAATGGATGACGCTGTTTAACGAGTATGACGTAAAGAAGACACTGGAGGTTCTTTCCTGATGGAACGTACTTTCGATTTTTGCAGCGAGATGCTGACATCCGGCGGTTTCGCGAGGCGGACTGACGGGGAATACGACCTGAGCGTTAGCATGAGGCTTATACAGTTCGAAAAGAAGGATATTATCATAAACTGTTACAAAGGCCCTCGAGATATATGCGACATGGGATGTTTCATTCGTACTCCCGGTACGGACGACTGGGAACTTCTGGCGGCCACTTATTGTCCTGATGTTCAGAAGTTTACGTACGGCGGTGTCGACACTGACGATTTCCTGTCGATCATATGCGAAAACAGGGTTGACGAACTGCGGCAAAAATTCTATAATTACGATATTGAGAAAAAGCTTGAGGTCTTGAATGGAATTTAGGCGCTGTAAGGAGATGATTATTGATGCCGGGTTTGAACCCAACTGGATTGGTTCCCTGAACGAGGAAACGACTATCCATGCGTTCTATAACGACTTTTTCTATCTCCAGGTATATTCGGACCGCCGCGAGACCGTAGTCCAGGGCATAGACTTGCATAAGTTCGATATTCCGGGTAACAGGAGATCGAAGACTTCCGCGGTCTGTACTACCTACAAGAATTTCGAGGGCGATATTCTGTTCAAGGGATTACACCAGAACATTGCCGGTGTCGTCAGGATTATATGCAACAACGCTGACCATCCCGAACGTATCAACTTGAAATTACAGGAATTTGTGGCGGACATGGTTTTGAGGCCGTTGGAAGGTTAATATGAATATAGACGATCTTATCGAGAAGTTTGAACATTCGCTTACTCCGGAAGACGGAGAGAAGTATACGGCTCGGCAGATTATCGCCAAACTGGGCGAGCATGGCTGGAAGAACGATATTAATGAATGTACGAACAACAAGCACGTGTTTTTAAAAGACAAGTATCATTTTTTAATTACGCACACGAATATTAAGGAATACGATGACGGTTATCCGCTTATCAAGCTGTATAGTAACGACGTCCTTCTTACATCTTCCGGAACTGACATATTCGAGGAATTTAAAGGCGTATTTCCTGAAATTAACCCGACAGCGCTTACGAAATTGATTGAGAAAGATACGGATATTTACAACGAACTGAACGAGTACTTCGTAAATAAGGCTTTGAAAAATTTGGAAGGATAGGATGAGCTATACTGCTTTACAGATGTTTGATAAGCTTGAAAAGGCCGGGTATCATTGTTGTCACTGGTCCAATATCAAGCACGGTTATAGGAAAGGTGATTACTTGGTTGTCGTCATGCATGCCAGTTTATGGGGTGATAATCCAGGCGATGACAAATTTCCGCATGTCGAGATATATCGTAACGATACGCTTATCTGTGCATCGTATATTATCAAGAACCATAATTGGAGTAAGGCCATGATTCCTGTCGTACTTACGCCGGATGAGCTTTTGAATATAGCGGTAAATTTCAGCGATAACATATTTAATATCATTATGGAAAGGTATGTTGACATGACTTTGGAGAAACTCGATGAAAAACCGCAAGTTAAGTCATAATTATGTTATTGAACGTATGCGTGGTACCGGTTATCGTATGACTTCGGATGAAACCGATGACGGTCTGGCAATGAAGTTCACTACGTTTAAACGTAACAATCTTGAGCTTATTATACATTATGATTATTACAGCAGTATCGTAAAATCCATAAATGTCGACAAGCCGCCTAATACCAGTTCGCATTACCTGATAGCGACGACAACTCATGGGATATACGAATACGAGAATTGTGTCGAGATGAGTATTGACGAACTTTTCGATTATATTATAAGCTGTAAGACGACTGAAGAACTGGAAATGAGAATTGAAATGCATGGTATGAAACAGGCACTGGAGTTGTTGTAATGGCTAATGGTCCAATATATCCGGAAAAGATGAAGTATTACATGAATAAACTCGAAAAAGCGGGTTATGAATATCGTCATGACCGTGATATTACAAGTGATGATGGACTTGTGATAACCGTTACTTATACAAGAAGTGATACCAACGACTTCTCTGAAATTATAATACATGTATATTATACTCGTAAAGTTAATAGATGTTATCTGACATGTAGTTTGCGTAATCCGCAAACCAATATATGGCATTCCGCCTGTTCATTCGATGATGACCGAAATGCTTATCGTTTTAACGGTTTACATACAAGTACGCTTACCCGTATTCTATGTAACGGTAAAAATAATGACCAGATATTGATGGAATTGAATAAGGTTGAACTGAAGAGCGCCTTGGAGAAACTCGATGGATAAGAAAAAACAAAGATCCGTTAATTATTATATGGTCCATCTTACAAATGCTGGTTTTGAAGAAGACTCAAACGATTACGGTACGGCGGCTTTTAGTTTCCGTAAGTTTTATAAACCTGGATATGAAGTATGGGTATTGAAAGATTATACAAACCAGCATCTTAATATATGTTGTGTAAAATGCGAGCGTGGTAAAGTACCAGAAATAAATATTGCTTGTACATATAAAAATTCTACATTTATGGTAGAAAAAGCGGATTTGAATTCTTTATTTAAAATTATTTGTAAGCATGAACCGGAAACTTGGATAAAGATTTTTGCAGAATATAATACAAACCGTATTTTAGGAGTTCTTGATGGATAAGCTTTTTCCGGAATGTAACCATTTGCTTATTGAAGCTGGATATGCTTATAATGGTTTGATGTGTGCTTGGGGTGATGTTAAGATACATGGATATAAAAAGGAAATCTTTATGTATCTATCAGTTTATTTGGCGAAGATATAAAGGATCTTGATATTACTTGTCATATTGGTACAACAATGGTTGCTACGTCTTATACTAAAGATTCATTGTGTAACAACGATGCATTATTTTATTCAAATTTTTTAGAAATATTTGATATGGTTCTTCATCATGATGAAACCGATATTGTAAAGGCTTTTAGTGAGAAAGAATTAAATAAGACCTTGGAGGTTTTAGATGGCAATGATAACGCTTAAACATTGTTATAAGAAATTGCTTCATTACGGATTTAAATGTATAGAACATACTAAAGGTGCACACGAATGGGCTAAATTCGCAAAAGATGATATGACTATACACGTCTATAATGATTATACAGAACAAACTAAAGTTTTCAGTATGTTATGTTTAATAAACGGTGAAAAGATTGCGCATACTCTTGGAAACGGTAATCATGCATCTTATGACACAAGATATATGTTCAGTGGTTTTGAACATGAACAATTTTTAAATATAGTCTGCATCGGAAAAAGTAACGAAGTTTTAGAAACATTCCGAAAAATCGATGTTGAACGAACGCTTAAGTTGTTACCTTAAGGGTTTACAGTTTTATATTTTTTAATTATATTGTGATTATGAAATACAAGAAATGCCGACAGATGTTACTTGATGCTGGTTATTATGAGGTTAACTGGGCTGATCTTTATGTATGTCGTTTTCGAAAAGACCGTTATAAGGTAGTTGTATCACAAAATGAATCCGGTAACGTAACACGTATTATTTGTTTTGATGAAAAAAATAAACTTGGTAAAGAAGGAAGACTTATTGACACAAAAACCGAAAAAGAACATAAAGACGGTATTTTCTTTCTAATTCACGGCATTTCAATGCAAGATACTTTGGATATGGTGTGCGGGGATCTTAATCGTCTTGAAGCAAAAATGAATAATTATCTTACATTGGAAGCCATAGAGAAACTATAATGCGACTCGAATATGTAAAAAACGTACTTGACAATAACGGTTATCATATCGACGATAAGTCGGGTTGGACTGTCGATGCTTCTCGAGGTAACATTAAAATCTATGCTACCTGTCCTTATGATAATATTGGAAATGTACAGCTTATAACCATTTATATTGATGATACGCGAGCTATTTCCAGTGTAAGCACGTATTATACAGATATTCCTAAAATGTTTAAGTATAATAATTTTGAACTTAACGAAATTATTGCCCTTATTGAAAACAGTAGAAATTCAGGCGATTTACTTAAATATGCCGGTGAATGGACTACGGAGAAAATCTTAAATGTATTACAGTGAAGATGACTATGGTTTAGGATGCGAAGCAAATGATGTATTAAACCGGCTTATACGGGCCGGTTATCGATTTAATTTTTCCGATGTAAATTCCAGAGACGTTAGGCACATGTATAAAGATGATATAAACGTGTATATATCATTTCATACTAATAAAGGAAAAAGTTATGTCGATAGTATGCAATGCGTAAAAAATGAAGTAGGAATAGCTACTACATATAAAAAAGCATATGTTAATAGTTTGCCTATACAATATATGTTTTGCGAAGTTGACCCTATTACATTTATGACAATAGTATGCAATAAGACAAATAAGCTGGTTCAAGAATTCGCTGAATGGAACGCAGACAAGATATTGTCAAAACTTAAATAGCTTAATGTTCAATTCCTATTGCTTTGATAAGTTCCTGTGGTACCACCGCAAGGAACTGTTCTTTTTCTACATCGGTAAGATTCTTGAAGTCTGTACGGGCGAATCCCTTGAACACAATATCAGCCATGAGATTCTTGGTAATAATATCGAGCTCGCCTGGAGAAACTTTTAATGTTTCGACTTCGTTTCTTCCCTTAACAACAGATTCCATTTCATGGAACTTGTAAAGCGTGACCAACTGCATGAGCCAGCAAGGATCATATTCTGCAAAGAAATCCCAGACAAAGCCCGGAAGAATTTCCGGCCACGGTGATTCACAAAGAAGTTCCACCTGTTCACGCATCATGTTCGGATGAAGAAGACTGTGACTGAGTTTAATATCCTTCAAATCTTCCTTGGAAAGTTTCTTCTTGAAATTCTTGGTATTGTATTCCATACCCTGAGCGTGACGAACCTTAAACGCTTTCTTTCTCAAACGGGAGATTGATTTCTGTTTTGCCTTACGCTTGATAGCGGCTTTCTTCTGGCCTTTCTTACGGTTGATTCTTTCTTTGTTTGTAATGAATACTTCTTTAGGCTGTCCAGACTTTCTGTCAATCTGAACACGGTATTTACCCTTACGAGTAGTAACCCACTTAACGACACGCTTGCCGTTTCGAATAACGAATTTCTTTTTAAGAGCTTCGTCAAGAACCTGAAGATTTTCTTCGGTTGGTTCTTCCAAGTATTGTGCGTTATTCTGTGTGTATTCTAAGAAGTTCATAATTATTCCTCTGGTCGACCGATTTCGAGACCTAATCTTTCAGCCTTGTCCTTACCTTTTTCAATATGTTTCTTTATCTGACCCATTTTGGCGTTGCGTTTCATCTGACCGACTTTTTGACCGCGCTTTCTATTGGCTATTTCTTTACCGGACATTTTAACTTCTACACCGTCCTTCATCTTATAGCCTTCCTTGTCGGAAACATATTTGGTTTCTTTCTTGCCGTTACGAACCCTAATATCCTTATGTTTTTCGTTTAACACCTTTTCATCATCCAAGGTGAACGGTTCCAAATGGTCTTCTACATATTGTATAAAATCGGAAAGTTTACTCATATCATATTTATAATCTTAAAGGATTTACTATATTTACTTCATGGACTTAGTATCAATAGAAGAAGGCACAAAAGATTATCAAATGTTACAGAACAGAAACTTAATTTCTGGTGTTACCGAATTCTTTTCTAAAATTAAAAAGGAAGATTCCGATGATTTTAAACCGGATCCTAATGCGGATGAATATGAATTATTCGCTGAACTTTTAGATAAGAATAAACCGAATAGTAGCGAGCTCGCATGGATGGAATCATATACGAAGAAAATCGTAGATGAGAAAGCCACGGAATACGGCGTAAATCTTACCGAAGCCGAACATGCACTTAATCAGCTTGTCGAACAACTTACTGAAGTGAGAGCAAAAGAATTTCTTGCCCTTGACGGTTATGAACGAAATCGTTTCTTATTGCTGGTTGTCGCAGGTATCTATATTCAGATGAAGTCTGGTCTTGGTTTCACATTTACATACGACGGCAGCGAAGATTATTTCTTGCAGTTCTTTACACCGCGACAGGACTACGTTTTTGCACTTCGTTTCAAGAGAAAGTTTAAATTCTCTTGGAAAGAAATTGAATATACACTTTATGCAAAATCCTTCATAGATAATTATACCAAGGATTTCACGGATCCGACCAGTTATGACTGGTTGGAACTTGGAAAGTATTTATCTGATTTATTCCTTGAAATGTGTAAGGAAATTGTTGGAATTATTACAAGTCATTTGAATAAAGTACAGCATACATGTAAAGATTTAAACGATTTGGACAATTTGATTAATACTTCTGACCCTTATTTGAAAAAGAAATTCGATGAAAATTTGGAAGCTAATCACCATCGTTTTACGAAAAAGAATTTTTCGCAGGCTGATGACCTTTTAACGAAAATAAATTTTTACAAACAGGGTCTTGGCGAGCTTTCTTATTATATCATGCAAGATGAAAATATTACAAAGTATATTCCTGGCATGAGCGATGAAGTTAAGCTTTCAACTATCGGTTACGGTGTAGAATATACTGTTATCGGTGGAATTTATAACAGCTTAAGGAATATCGCTTTTGTATTGTTCGGTAATATGTTTGCAATATGTTATTCCGGATTAACACTTCGTACAAACGCATTGATGGGTCTTGAAACCTTATGGAAAATGGATATTGGCAAACTGGTACAGGATTTTGAACCATTTTATCAGAAGTATAAAATGAATCAGGAAAAAATCAACCAGTTAATGGATATAGAATTTTTCATGTAAAAAGGGTTTACGAAAAGTAATATATATTGTATATTATTGTGAGGTGACCCATGAAAGTTGAATATTTGACACAGGAACAGATAGAATCCCGAACAAAGGGGTTGCAGGATTATTTCCTGATTTTTGATAATAAACCGTCTGTTAAAGGATGTGTCATGTGTACATTGCCGTTAAACGATAAATCTTTAACTCATGACCTTGATAGGTATATGATGGATTTTTGGCGTGGAACACACCAGGTTCTTTACTCTACTTTCTGTGTAGCATGTAAGGAACCTTCTTTGATTGTCCACGATAACGGCCATGGAAATCGAGTTTACGAGAAGAATAATCAGTTTTGGATTGAAGATGTAAATATCGGTGAATATTACGATACGATTCGACAAAAAGTTGATAATTTGAAACTTGTTGAAATTATAGACGAGCTATGATATACAATTATTGGACAGATCGGCTTAATGAAGCGGCTTCTAATTTTAATGTCAAGTTTGATGTTTATACAAGTAGGTTTCTTCCAAATACGATTATTCTAAGAACACAATCCGATCAATGTCCATTACCAGGAGGATATTTTTATTGTTATGACCAACAGTTTACAAACCGTGAAAAGTTGTTGGACATATTAAATAAACTTATATCAGATGATAAATTCCGATATAACTGGTGTAAAAAATTTTTTGACGAATATCACGATTATATTTTAACAGGCCTATGACTTCTTCAAAAATGTATAAACTGGTAAATCAGTTTAATGAAAAAGAACCGAAAGAATTAGAACTTATATACCGTCCTTGGGAAAAACCTGAAGACAGGATTTTTATTGAACCTGCTGATTTTGCTGCCAATAAATTTATGGTAGGAAATAAAGGTATATATTGTAGAACGGTTTATGCTCCTGGTTTTACCGATGAACAAGTTCTTGAAGCTCTTGTAGAAGGCAAGTTTGAATTCTATAAAAAATTTTGTGATATGTATACAGAATGTATTATCGATACCGACGGTGAAGGTTAATCTATGTTTGTTACAGAAAATAGAGGAATAGATACATTTAGATATATTTTAAATGAAGCAAAAGCTGTAGGTTTTAAAGGTTCAATCAATCTTGCTCCGCAGAAAGGACTTTGTTTAAATACATTGGTATATGACGTTCCAAATGGACAGCTTACATTGAAATATTTTTTAACACAGACAAGTGAAGACGAACCTATTGTTGGAAACATGTGGTTGAATTTTTCATCTATGGTACCAATGTATGATAGACAGTTGATTTCACTTTGCGGCGGTTATGCTGATAATAATGTAGGCCCGAAAGTTTTTGTTGATTTATTGAAGCATATCGATACCATAAAAGACCATTTAAAAATCGGCGAAGATGATGAAGAAATAGCCATACAAAAATGGATAAATGATTCATGTTTTGAGGCGTTGGATTAGCACAATTTTTGCTATATTTAAGGAGAGATTATGAACCACATTGAACTAGACAATCAAGCAGTAGAAATCGTTTTCGAAAATTGTGAAACGATTAATATCGATATGTGGGCCATAAAGTCTCTTACTTTCGATACCGTTTGTGATAGATATATCTGGGATGAACATCATAAGAATTTTATAACATCGACCATCATTACTGATATAAAAATGGTTTTCGATATTCGTGACTGGAAAGATTTTCATCATACTGCGAGATTAATCGACACAAAAACATTAAAAGAAGACGGTGAAAAATGTATTGACCGTCTTAGATTTAGTGACGATATTACACATATTGTCATTAACGGTAAATCGTTTACTATTCCGTGGAAACGTACTGAAGCTGGAAAAGATTCATTAGGTATTCCTTGGTATAAGAATGTATTGCAGAAAAATACAGAGTCAACTAATACACATGACGGGCATCAACTGTTAACTATTGAAGTGAAAGGCGTACCAAAAGAATGTATGGAATAGCTATTGCCAATAAAGATTTTAAAAATCCATTGGATCAAATAAAAGAAAAATTTGAAAGTTATAAAGGCACTAATAGAATACAATTCTTTGCTAATATTAGTGCTGATTATATAGTTTTTTGCAATGCAGTTATTACCTACGATTTTGCGAATATCCGTATTTATTTAAGAGCGGCATTACGATTAAATGAAGAATTTTATGTAACTGTAGTTAATGGCGGTAATAGACTTTATGAAAGAATTTGTAAACTGGACGAATTGTATGAAGTTATGGATGAGTTTGTTTACACGATTAAATCCATAGCATTTAAAATTGGTGTTATTGAATTTATGGAATATTGGAAAAATTTAAGCGCGGTAGATAACTTATGATAATTGATAATATAGATTATTCTGTAACTGAAATACGAGAAATGATTAGACGTTTTCTCGTTGAAAAAGGATATGACCCTAACGGCGACTGGTATTTTTTAAAGCCGAGGGGAGTTATTGATATACGTATAAATCCCGTTTGTACATATTCATATAATACTACACCTGGTATTCCTAACGAACGTGTAGACGTATATTTTAACGGCGTTATAAACGGAAAAGGCGATTTTATTTGTTATAAAATATATACACCCGAAGACTTTAAAGAGGTCTTAGGTTTTATTGAACGTATAGGCGAAGCTGCAGCTTCTGAAGAACGCCTTAAGGCGATTTATTCAAATTTGGAAGATGTAATTAAGGTTGGGCAGTTATAGTTTTCGGTTCTCTATAATCACCTGTAAAGAATTCATAGAATACGTTTCCATAATAGGTTTCATATTCTACAGCATAACCGTTAATATCCGATGTCGGATAGATATTATGGATCTGCAATTTTGTAGGTCCATTTATGCTATGGTGTCCGTTCTTGCACTCAGGATGCCAGATAAGTCTATGATGTGTAGGGCAAAATGAAAGAACAACTTGGGAATTCAAACGGTTTCCAAGTTCTTTAGGTATAATGTGATGATATTCAATTTCATTACGATTATGTGTATGATAAGTACATCCAGGCCAATGGCATTTATAAACAATTTCCATATTGTATATATTAAAAAACCGACTATAAAATAGTCGGTTTTCTAAATTTTGTTTTATCGAATTATTAGACAGCTTCGATAGAGCAGCCGAGACCTTCGATGGTTTCAACAGCCTTAGCAATCCACTTCGGAGTACCGGTGATAGCAACGGTGTTGGAATCAGCATCGATTTCGTAGGTGACTTCGGAAAGGTCGGTAAGAGCAACTTCAGCAATGTCAGTATCTTCAACAGTGAAGGTCTTAGTTTCACGCTGAGAGCGGTTAACCGGTTCCTTAGCGGCAACGTCAACAACGAGGTCAGCAGTCTTCGGATGAGCTGCGAGAGCTTCAGAAGCCTTAGCAATAGCGTTGGAGGTACCAACGATGCTGATGGAAGAACCATCTTCTGCGATAGTAGCATTAACACCGGCCTTAGCAAGGATAGCCTTGACGAGGTTCGGGTTGCCTTCGTAAGCAGAAAGGTCGATAGTTGCAGCACCCTGGTTACGACGACGCGGAGCGACATCACCAGCAGCCATAGAATCAATCTTCATTTCGCACTGAGCAATCTTACCAGCAATCTTGGCAGCGTCAGCACCCTTCATGCCGCGGACCATTTCGAGACGGTTGCGAAGAGCTTCGATACCGGCTTCAGAAGTAGAACCAGAACGGCAGGAGTTAAGAAGACAGTCTACGCAACGTTCAACGTTACCGGCTTCATAAGCCTGGGCGAAGTTACCACCCTTATCGGCACGAGCACCGTTACCCTTATTCTTCTTCTGGATGAGGGAAATGTCGTCATTTTCAGCAGCTTCGAGATAACCATCTTCTTCGAAAGCCTTGAGAATGTCCAAGTCATCACCGTCAATCGAGTCTTCCTTGGCCTTCAAAGCGTTATAAGCGTTGATATAGGCCTGAGCGTTAGCCATGCTTCCGCTTGCACCCGGACGAGACTTCTTAGAGTCCATTGACTTCTTAGCGCGGAGAAGTGCCTTACCTTCTTCGGTCTTCGGGGCGGTCATAGCCATTTCAGTGAGAAGGTCATTCTTAGCGCTTTCGAGAATAGCGGCAACTTCATCGAGAACTGTCGGCTTCTTCACAGTATAGCCGATAGACTGTAGCATTGTTTTTGCTTCAAATAAGTTCATGTTAATCTCCTTATAATAATTATTATAACTTATATCTTATTTATAGAACTTTTAGAATTATTCCTGTAATATTTATAAATAATAAAAAGAATTTAGGAGTGACTATGATACTATTTGAAAATAAGGAAGAAACTTTCGGATTGGCTGATATTGACTCCGATTACGAAATGCTCATGGCCGAAGATCTGGAAGTTAGCGCACCTGTTGCCAAGCTTCACTTCAACTCTGACCGTCAGTTTGACTCAATTTTGCCTATCGAAATCAAAGTTGATTGTAAATTGCCAGAAGTTGAGCAAAAATTCGTAACAGTTCAATATAATCCGGTCAACGTCGACAAGAATTTTGATATTAACATGCTTGATGACAAGGATTACGAAGCTGATGAAACTTCTGACGGTTTTATTGTTTCTGTAAGCAATTTGTTCAAGCTTTCCAAGAAACTTAAGGCTACTTTTAACCGTTCTGTTATCTATCCATTCGATAATACGAGTAAAAATGATAAGGTTAATAAGTATTTGGAAAATCCTCGAAAGGACCTTTTCGACAAGATTAGAGAATACGTAAAGGAACTTGTTTATTCTGTAGACGAATATAAGGCAATCTTCAACCGTCAGTCTGCACGTAACCAGGCTACTCGTGAAGAAAAGAAACAGGCAGCAATCGATAAATGGCGTGCCGGTCGTACAAATCTGGAAATTCTTCGTGATGAAATCAAGAAAAATCCGGATGTCGAAAGCGCAACTATTACCGACCGTGCTCAGAAGGGATTGTTCACCAAGCTTCTTCGTGTTATCTTCAAGGGACGTAAGATTTTCGATATTAAGAGTAATGACGCTGGTACTAACTTTATGGTTCAGAAGCTTGGCGACATGTTCAACGTGTTCAAGACTTATGACTATCGTAAGATTGAAGACTGGATGGTTAAGAGCTATGAAAAGACAATGGAAGCTGAATTGCTCAAGGGTATGACCAACCGTCAACGTGCTGAATATCATGCTAAACATCGTATGAAGGATGAACCTAAGGACGATGATGATGATTGGGGAGATGACAATTTCGATACTTCTTGGCTTGACGCCGAAGACGAAAAACTCCAAGCATCCCGCTAATTAAAAATTAAATAATAAAAAACTCAGGTATTGCTACCTGAGTTTTTCTTTTCCTCACTCACTAACAAATTACATCATCGGCATTCCGTCGATTGTCGGAGCAGCTGCATGGCAGGAACAGGATTCCTTTTCCGGCTTCTCACAGATAACACATTCGGTAGTGATAACCATGGAAGCAACAGAAGCAGCATTCTTGAGAGCCGTAATCGTAACGATTGCCGGGTCAATAACACCGGAATCAACGAGGTTTTCATAAACGTCAGTCTTGGCGTTATAACCTTCGTTACCGGAGAGTTCCTTGACCTTGTTAACGATAACGTCAGCAGACTTACCAGCATTTTGGGCAATCTGACGGAGCGGTTCTTCAACTGCACGACGGATAATATTTACACCGGTCTTCTGGTCAGCTGTTTCAACCTTGAGGTTGTCAAGAACAGACTGAGCACGGATGAGAGCGACACCACCACCAGGAACAATACCGCCAAGAGCAGCAGCCTTAGTAGCATGGAGAGCGTCATCAACGCGGTCCTTCTTTTCCTTCATTTCAACTTCAGTAGCAGCACCGACCTTAATAACTGCGACACCGCCAGAAAGGCGTGCTACACGTTCTGCAATCTTGCTACGTTCGTAGTCAGATTCAGTTTCAAGACCGAGATTCTTAAGGCTTGCAACATGAGACTTAATTGCTTCAGTATCGCCAGCACCTTCGATAATAGTGGTAGAATCCTTGGTAATCTTGACGGTCTTTGCAGAACCGAGATAAGAAGGATCGATTTCTTCGAGCTTAACACCGATTTCATCACTAACCAAGGTACCGCCAGTAAGAACTGCAATATCCTTGAGGTTGTTAATACGAGAATCACCATAACCAGGAGCCTTAACAGCAGCAACCTTGATAGTTCCACGCATTTTATTGATAACAAGGGCTGCAAGAGCTTCGCCATCAACATCTTCAGCGATAATGAGAAGCGGCTTATTGTTCTGGGCACAGAATTCGAGAGTCGGTACGAGTTCCTTCATTGTAGAAATCTTGTGACCGTACATAAGGATGACCGGATTTTCAAGAACGCAGGACATATTTTCTTCGGTAGAGAAATACGGAGAAAGATAGCCGTTGCCAAACTGCATACCTTCAACAACGTCGAGAACAGTATCAGCGGTACGAGATTCTTCAATAGTGATAACACCGTCGTTTCCGACCTTTTCCATAGCGTCGGCAAGGAGATTACCAATTTCTTCATCACCATTAGCAGAAATAGTACCAACCTGAGCAATAGCCTTTTTGTCAGTAACCTTGATAGCATTCTTTTCTACTTCGTTAATAATCGCGTCTACGGCTGCGTCCATGCCCTTTTTAAGTTCAATTGGGTTTGCACCAGCGGTAACGTTTTTAAGGCCTTCACGAGCGATTGCGAGCGAAAGAATGCTAGACGTGGTAGTACCATCACCTGCAATTTCATTGGTCTTGGATGCAACGTCCTTAACGAGCTGTGCACCCTGATTTTCGAACGGATCCGGTAAATCAATGGAACGAGCTACAGACACACCGTCCTTCGTTACAACCGGACGTGAGCCAGTTGCAATCATAACATTTCGACCTGCAGGACCGAGCGTTGTCGCAACAGCCTTGGTCAACTTACTAATACCATTGAGAAGCTTTTCACGTGCTTCTGTATCGAATTTCATTTCCTTTGACATTTATTTTCCTCTATAATTACTGCTTTTCAACAAGAGTTGTATCAAACTGAACCGTAATCTTCTTACCAGTTTCCGGGTCGATAGCCTTATACTTCAAGAGAGAACTAAGATTAGTATCGAGGTCCTTATCGAGTTCCTTTACGAACGAAAGGATATATTCGGTAGACCAAGTTCCATCCTTAGCTTCCTTACGAGTAGTATCGATTTGGTCAAGACGAGCATCGAAAACATATTGGTCGAAAGTCATTTCATACTTCATGCGATAATCAGAAAGCGGAATGGCGCTCTTAATCCAAACGTCCTGAGTAGCATTGGAAGCAAAAAGACTCATCAAATCAATCTGACCGCGGAATTGCTGCGGGAAAGTACGGATTGATGTATCTTCAACAACCTTCAATTTGAAAGAAACGATAACAGCGTCTTTCTTGATAATCGGCTGGAACTTCGTCATTACTGCTTTAAACTTAATGTCACTCATTAGTTAGTCTCCTTGTTAGTTTCTTCAGTTTTTGTATTATCTTGAACCCACTTGTTCAATGCGAAAACATCCATTTCATGACTTTCAGGTTCGGTAATTACACCAGCCTTAAGCATATTCGTAATTGCATTGTAATAGGCAATTTCACGACCTGTCTTCTTACTGAAAGTGTCCTTATAAGAACAATAGGCATAGCCCTTATAAACAGTGGACATATCTGCATGGTCAATAACTTCACCGATTGCAACAACCGTATTATGTTCCTGCCAAGTAACAGAAATTGTACGTCCATACTGGTCCTTCGAGAACTTTGCCTTATCTTCTGTACGATAACGAACCTTAATGATAAATGTTCGTCCATTTGATAATGTTAATCTCATAGTTTCTTCCTTATTAAATTTTGCAAATAAATATAGCTAATGTTAAAAAACATTAGCCATATAGTAATAGATTTTTTCTGGATTTTTAAATAATATTCGGAGACTTTGTATCGAAAATGCAAAGCATCTCGTTTATGTGACCGTCTGATTCCAACCAGCATTCACTGTTATTGATGAAATCATACTGCCAATTCAAAACCTCGTTATACTTATCTTTTTTGCAGAGTTTCCAGAACATTGTATCTATTTCGTCGATAGAAGATGTATCGAAGAACTTACATTCTGGATGAATTTCTCGATACGGACTATCATCGTTTGCCTTGAAAACGTCGCCGATAAATACACAACCGCAAGCACAAGCTTCTGTAAATCTTAAAGAAGACTTACATCTGTTGAACGGGTTATCGACGATGGAAGCAATACTGAAATCGGCATGCAATTCCATAAACTTTCTCGGGAAGGTATGCGAGTCAGACCATGGAACGTATGTAATCTTGTTCTTGATAGGTTCAAAGAAGAACGGCAATGAACCTACAACAACGAAATCAATCTTGTCTTCTTTAACATTTTTAATAACCCAATCACAAAGCGCCGTATTCCAGTCACCTTTGTCACCAGGCTGTCCAGGATGTCCATTCGGGAAATTCGGATTCTGACCAGGCTTAAGTGTAGGAATCGGTGTACGGAAATGTGTTGGACTTCCGGAATAAATTACAACCGGTTTCTTAAGGTCTTCTTCTACTGGTTTCTTACGTTCAAAATTCCAAAGATAACGCGGAACAACGTTCTTTACAACCTTGACGTTATTGTGACCGAAAACTTTTTCGACCATCTTCTTAAGATACGGAGTAGAACAGATAACCTGGTCAACCATCGGAAGTACGGCTTTCATTACATCCATAATCTGGCCGATATTGGACATAAATCCGTCATGACCAGGATTATAAGACGGAACTGCGTCATCTTTTCCTTCACCAGTAAGGAATACAAGATCATCGAATTCGGCGACAATCTTGTAATTGAATCGCGGCTGTAATTCCTTGTAACGTGTAATAATCTGAATGTCCATCGGATTGATTGGACGCTGGAAAATCAATGCCTTTGTTCTTGCAAGATAACCTGGATCGAATGTCGGAAACGGCAAAACAATCGGATAAACACCCATGTTATGTCCGTTAATATATTCACTATTGTATCGAAGTCTTACATGACTGCAACCAGAATTATCCTTACAGAAAATTAGTGCAAGATTTTTTCCATCTGAATTTTCAGTATGTGCATTTAACATTAGTCTTCTTCACCTCTAAAATCATCGACCGTGTTAAGATTTTCATAAAAATCAAGACCCGGGATTTCTTTTTCTTTTCTTTCATTAAGCTGATTAATATAGAGAATAATAGCATTACTGATTAGCTGTGTAACAAATGCGAAAGCACTCGTATCTCTATCTTCATCATATCTATTTATATAGGTGAAAAGAGTCATTAAGCATTCTTGACGTATATCTTCAATATCTTCGCGGTCCTTGCTTGTAACAAGCTTAAACGAAATAATACGACCGTTAATAACCTTCATGAATGCTTCACAAATTTCTTTCTTAATCAAGTCAAGTTCATAGTTATAATGACGACGTTCTTCAGGACTTAACTTCATGTACATTTCACGTAATTCTGGAATATACTTTTCTTTCTTTGTAATAAAGTTCAGACTCGCCTGATACTGTTCATCTGTCATTAATTTGCTAAGCTTCTTCTTAAGTTCTTTTTCTTCTTTTTCGGGGAGATTTCCTTCTTGAAGCTTCGCCAAGATAATCGGTCGTTCTTCTTTCGCCTTAGCATACTTATTGTTAAGCTTACTACGATATGGACCGCACCAATTGCCTGTATCGTCTATGTTCTTTCTATTGTATTTGATAATCAAATCTCGCAAATACTCATTTGATATGTAACCTTCCTGTTGTTCTTTCATATTTCCTCTGCAAAATAAAATTAAAATACAATGTAAACATTGTATTTTAATATTTAAAATATAGTATTAATTGTAAAAAAATTTTTACAATTGGAATTTTTATTCTGAATTTTTAATGTGGAAGGAAGTTTTGTGGTGCCATACCATTGTTTGTCATGGTATGATTATTCTTATTCAGCTCGGCTTCTTCTTCCTTGTAAATCTTATTGATTACCTGTTCCATGACTTCAACTTCTGGCCATGCCCAGTCATTTGTAATCTGAAGATGTGCATACTTACAGATACGGGCAATACGTTCCAGAACATTTGGAAGCGGGAAGAAAGTGAATAGATTATCGTCACTGAGGTCAATACTTATCGGCATTGTACCACCGCAATGAGGACAATGAATTAAGAATTCCTTATCAAAACCGCAGAAATTATTTTCTATAGTATTAAACAATTTCGCAGAATCAAGACCTGACATATTTTCTACGAGATTGCATTTTTGTTTAAACGGAATATCCAAATCAATCCATAATGCCATCTCTTCGATATATGTTTTCGGTTTATAAAGCGAATCTGAAAACTTAGGAATAGTTAAAGGCATTTCAACGTTATAATCTTCAAGATATATCTTTTTAATGAATTCTTTATCGAGATATTTAATCTTAAAATCAGAAAGTCTTACTTCAGCCTTATAAGCGGCTTTACATTCCGGGCATTCTTTAACGTCAAAAACATAGCTACTACCATTAGTAAAACTATTGTTTCTAATCCAGAAAATTAGATAGATACGGTCAGGAAGATAAAGATCCTCCAGCTTTATATTCTCAAGATAAGAACATTTAAACAGAAGTTCGTTACATACTTCAGTTGCCAATTCCGGTCGATATGTAGCAAGAAACTTCACATCCAAAACAGACATGCTTCGCATTTTAATCTTAGCGTCTTTAGGATAGAACATTCCTCGTGTTGGTAATTCGTTTAAAGGTATGTTCCAATAATTGTACTTATCATAAGAATATTGAGACGGATGCATTACTTAAATTCACTCCACAACCAATTATCATTTTCATCATTTGATAACTCTTCAACCATCATGTCGAGAGTCTTATCACCATTATCTACAAGCTGAACTGTCTTACAACTGTCAAGGTCGATTTCCGGCTGTAATGTTGCATAAACACCCCAATAAAGACCGGAAACAAGGTCATCATGAGTTCCCTTAGCACCCTTGAAAACGTTAGGCGAAACTTCTTCGAAACGGGAAAGCTGAGCAATCGTATTGGCGTCATAAATTTTAAGGATTCTTGCGTCAATAAGTCTCTTTGTTTCCATACATGCATCAAGTTTTGATTTCTTATCAGCACGAGTTCCAAGACCATGCTTATCTGTGTTAATCAAATTCGTATTTTCAAGAACATACCAAAGTTCTTCAGAAACCTGACGACCGACGTCATTATTTTCAAGAATATAATAAGCATTATTATACATCTTGGAAGTCTGGTCAATAATACGAGCGAATTTTCCAGGAGTTACGGTATTCGACATGTAAGTACAAACCTGTTCCATGTCGTTTCTTCCGTTGATTTTAATAACCTGAATTGCCGCATAGTCACCACCGACACCAGTCGCACAGTCAACACCCATGACATAGAGTGCACCAGGAATTGGTTTTTCGTAAATGCACATATCCAAATCATAGAGATAATCGATAGGTTCTTTCTGCATCAAATCACTAAGAACATTAGGGTCGATAAGCGTCTGAGAAGAACCGATGAAGCTACAGTTATGATTTATCAAACCGTTAGGAGTTGAATATTCTTTTCCGTCAACTTCAACCGGTGTAATAACTGTCTGAGCTTCATTAAGTAAAGTTATATTCTTTACTGTACTTTTTCCAAATTCAGTATTTTCAACTTCTTGACCAACATATAAAGAATTTGCTTCTACAAATCCTTTTTCTGTTTTTAACTTATGGTCGATTGAGCATTTTAATGTTGTATTATCAAATTCGATAAGTACAGTTTTTGCGAGCTTCTTCATGAAGCCCTTAAAAGTTTTAAATTCATTACCGCATAATATTTTCATAGTTTACCTTTTACAGTTGCTTCTATATTTATAAACCCGGTCTTTTGAACCGGGTTTTTGATTAATCGAATGAATTTATTAAGTTGCTTGTATGGAATTTTTTAACTTTCATAAATTTATCAGCATCAGCATGTTTTACTATTTCTACTTTCATATTGTGCGGCTCGATTTCTTCTGGATTTACGATTTTTATCATGTTCCATTGTGCGAGCAAGAACGCTATTCGGTTTCTACGCTCGATGTCTTCCAATGAAACATTACCAAATCCATGATAGCCGCTTTTATCTGTACTGATAGTAAATAACTGCTTAAAGTGTGCCAGATAATATGTTCCAAACTGTTCAAACAAGTGGCATGACTGATAGATTATTTTCTTTTTGTAGTCGACTATTCCAATACGTGAAAGTGTCTCTTCAATAACCCACTTATCCACCAGCAACTTGACTTCCAATAATTTGTTTGTTGGTCTTGTCATTAGTATTCCTCTGGTTTCCAGTCAAAGTCCTTGAGTTCCTTATCAAAAAATTTACCAGCCAAATAATCGGTGTCAAGTTCATCGCTCACTTCACTTAAGAAAGAATCCATAAGGATATTCTTTACTTTCGTATATCTTACAAGGTCTCTTTCCGTAAGCTTAGCAAAGCCGTAATCACTATAACCGTGTTCTCTATAAACATCTGCGATTTTCTGCTTCAGTTCTGAGATATTGATAAATTTCTTGTTGTAAATCAAATACTTGACATTGTTAATTTCACGTGCTGTCCATGTTTCAGGATTGCACTTCGCAACAGTATCTTCAATAGTATCTTCGGCCTGAACAGGCTTAATAACAGTACGTTTAACCAATTCATCCGTGCTCTTATTTACCTGTCCATTAACATATTCCGAAAAACTGCTCATATCTTATTTATACCGATTTTGGCAAGAAGAACTGCGGAACGAATGCAATCGGGAGCGTAACTTCTTCTTCGCAAATAGGACACTTGAAAATAGCATACGGATAAGCATTGAAGATATATGGATCCAAATCATTAGTAAGCTTACTGAAATCAACAGCGTCAAGATTCAAGATATAGCGATATGCCTGAATCAAAGTCAACGACTTACCATTGAGTTCCTTGAAATATGCTGCCATATCAAGAACATCCGGAAGCAAGTCTTCAACAATTTGCTCGTTGGTCTTGAGTTTGTTAATTTCTGTTTCTGTAGAAATAGTCGGGAATTCAATCTTTACCTTATCCTTGCCTACTTCGAAATATTCTGGAAGTTCCTTGTCAAGATACTGTACTTTCAAGTTCTTAAGCTGATAGTCAAATGTAGCGATGGTTTCGCAACTGTTACATTTTCCACGAAGCTTAAACGGAGCGTCGTTATAAGTAAATGCACGAAGATAGAAAATAAGCCAAAGCTTATCGCCTACAAGAATCTTATTTGGGTCAATATTGAACAAACAAGACTTAAGAACATTATTGATAACTGACATAATATTCTTTTCGTCAATACTTGCAAGATTTCTTACATTAAGAGTCGAAAGTTTCTTAATATAAATATCTTCCGTATAATAACGGCCGCGAGAAGGCATTAAAGTCTTGTCCAGCAATACTGCATTACTCGGAATTGCGTTCTGTAACTGTGCCAAAACTTCACCGAGATTTCCATTGTTTATGTTTGATAAATCTATTGGTTCTGATTTAGAAGCCATTTTTCACCTCATAATTAAATTAACACTATATTTATATTTATGCTTGCTTTCTTAAACGATAAATCTTATATTTACCGCCCTTACTTGAACCGTTGATAATGTAATTACCGCTACGTACATATTCGCCCTGTACTTGATTTTTAGAATCTCCAGTAGATTCTGCGGTTTTAACAACAGTCTTAGTAGAAAGACTAGAAACATCCTGGTCAATAAACAAGATATGGTCTCTGCTCTGGTCCTTACCAGAACCACCAGTAGTAGTTGCACGTAATGCAATATCGCCACGTTTTAATTCCATACCTTCTTCAACTTCGACTTCTTCGTATAATTCAGGGTGTTCAATCATATATTTCTGAATTTCACGTGTATTAAGACGCTTCTTGTCGGTTGCATAATTCATAATGCTCTTGTCAACAGCCGCAAGAATAGGAGTAGCAAATCCGGAACAGTCAATACCTTTAGTTTTGTCTCCGTTCCAAGAACGATCCTTGAATTCCATGCTTGTCGTATCAACATAGTCCTGATGACCATATACAAGACCTTCAGATTTACTAATCGACTTCATTTCTTCAATCTTAGAAACGAGAAGACCAGTATCGCCATTAGAAGAAGATGCACCCGTTACATTCAAAGTATTTACACTAGCAAGCTGTCTATCAATTTCTAGGATTTCATCGACGCTTCCATTATTCTTTATCAATTCACTACGCTTCTTAAACAAATCTAACTGTTTTTCAATAGAAGCATATTCTTCATTATTCGAATTTAAACCAAGAGATTGAGCTTGGCTTAAACGTTCAGAAAGATTCATCTGAATAGCATTTAATTCGGATTGTGTTAACGGACGTTGAGTAGTCAATGCGTTTGCTTTATTCTGATGAATTGTAGCAGCATTTTTATTATATTCTTCCTGAGTTCTCGAATTAAGTATATCGTCTTTAAATGTTTCAGGATCAGGAAGTGAAGAATGTACTTCTCCGATTTCTTCTGCAATAGAATTTAATTTATAACGAACTACAAATTCTGCTTCTACTTCAATAGGATTACCGAAGTTTAAGTTTGAAAAATTCGGAGAGCTAAGTCTCTTTAAATGACAAGCATAGATATTGGAAACAACCGTATTTCTCATAGATTGGTCTAATTCGTCAATCTTTATTTTAATAATTTTTGGAGCACAGTTATTCCATAAATTTGCTTCCATATCTGCATTTTCTATATTGTTAAATAGAAAACCGTTGAGAAAATAAGTAACACTCATCTTATCGGTTTCCATAAAAACAATCTTCAATGTAGACTGACCGAAATCGAAAATAGGAATTACATATTGTGTATTACCGAATCTCTGTCTATTTTCCGTATTCATATTCCAAATCGGAAGTTCTACAGATTTAACGTAATATGTCAAGGATTCGATTTCTTCTGCACCTTTATTGTAGAAGAAAGTAACTTTAAAACGATATGCGATATGCGGTTTAATCGTTTTATTAAAGCTATATACATTCAATAATCCCATGCTATATTTATAAATGAAAAAAGGAACACCAAACGGTGTTCCCTTTAAATTTTCGGAATTAACCTATTCTTTTATGAGTTCATATCCGTTTCTTTCAAGGATAGCCTTGGCTTCCATGAATTTGTTTCCATGTGAACGTTCTTTGTCTTGTTTCTTTGCACATGCTGGACATATGCATTCTTTTTTGTTGGTAAAATCACAGTCGTCATCACCCTTGATAACCTGACCGCATTTCTTACACTTTCTGAATTTTCCTTTTCCATTAAATGATTCAGCCTGTAAGTCTGCTTCATAGTCGAATTCATCATTTTTAAGAGTATCTTCAACTGTAGGTTCCTTACGTGTGAAGATGTGCATCATGTCGATAATAAGTGCACCGAATTCATCTTCGATTTCATCATATGTACTGTAAACATTATCGGCAATGTACTGGATGCATTCGCTGGTAGTACAAGGAGCGTCAAACTTCTTACAGTGTTCGATATATTCCTTGACCTGACGGATAACCTCAGGTTCAAGATCTGCTGCAGATTCAATAATTCTTTTCATTTTTAACCTCTTTCTTATTTATATAAATATTCAGTTAAGCAAATTGTGAGGTGATATGAAAATAGCCGGATTAGACTTGTCTGTGACAAGTAGTGGAATTATTATTGAAGAACTGGACGATAAATTTGATATTGTGAACCTTGAACGTCACGGGTTTACAACAGTTCAAAAAAATGCTATATTAGAAGGTATCGAGCTTTATCGATATGAAGATTACCGTAATACATACCAACGTTACACAGCTCTTCAGAATAAGATTCTTGACTGGTGTAAGGATTGCGAGTATATCGGAGTAGAAGCATACGCTATTTCTCGAGGACAAAATGGTAAGGTTTTCGACCTTGCCGAATATGAAGGTTATATTAAACAGGAGTTATTCAGACAGGGCAAAAAATTACGATTCTATCCGCCAAACCAGAATAAGAAGATATTCACCGGTTATGGTAAAGCCGATAAAATCAGAATGAAAAACGAAGTAGTCGACAGAAACGAAAAGAAGAGTTATGGCAATATTCTTTTGAATATTTCAGATCTTCCGCCGGTTAAAAACGGTAAGAAAGGTACACCTCCTACTTCTGATATTATTGATGCATTTTCATTGGCCGAAAGTTTAAGACTTGAATTAAAGCTTAAATTCGGTGTAGAAAAGATAGATGACCAGCCAGATTATATTAAAGAAGTATTTGTAAAGTCAACAGAAGAACATCCTCTCGGATTATTGAATACTGATTTTATCTATAAATAATACAGAGGTTTGTTATGGCAGAATATTTAAAAGAAGCACTTGAAATTCTCAAGGAAAACGGTTATATTGTTGAAACTTTCAATACTATCGGCGATTCCGACAATGATATAGACGGTGACCGTTATGACGGAAGACCACTTAAAGTTACTGTCGGCGGCGAATATACTGGAACAGACTACGAAGATTGGATTGGTACAGTACGTGATGCTGTTTGGGATTGCTGCTGCGGCTACGATATTCCAGTTGAACAGTTCGACCAGTTCATGGAAGAACATACCGGTGACATCGAAGACGCTTGGATTGTCAAGAAATGGCCTAAGGAATTCGGTAGATCCCTATTCAGCAAGTATTTCGACGAATTTGATATTGCTGGTGAAGAACAAGAAAATTTTCAGCCGATTGAAGATGTAAAACCTGATAAGTTCCAACGTAACAAGAATAAATTTAACCGTAATTCTGGAAAGCGTTCACATCATAGCTTTGATGAATTTGATGATTAATAAGGAAAAATAAAATGGTAAGTAAAATATTTTTGGATGTCGATGGCGTTCTTGCCGACTTCAGAGGCCAGTGCGAACGATACAACTGTATCGAAGGTACTAAAGTCGATTGGAATGTCATTCATAGTGCAGGCCCTAAGTTCTGGGAAGAAATCGATTGGACCGCAGAAGGAAAACAGGTCCTTGATTATCTGAAAAAGCTTACTACCGAGTTGGAAATCGAATTGTATATCCTTACAGCAGTTCGTGCTCAGGATGGCAAGGTTGGTCGAATGAACTGGCTCAGGAAGAATGTCGGTCTTGACAAGCATCACTTGTTGATTGTCAACGGCGGTAAGGAAAAAACTTACTATGCAGAACCTGACGCTTTGTTAATCGACGACTACGAAAAGAACTGTGCACTATTTAATGAAGCTGGTGGTCAGGTAATTCAGTTCAAGTCATTTGACCAAATGAAAAATAAACTTGAAGACATGATTTAAAAAATAAAGGAGATTTTAAAATCTCCTTTTTAATTTTATAATTTCTTAATTAACAATACTTCGTCTATCAGTTTTCGATACCCGTAATAATCGATTACCGTTTCAATAACGTCATCGTCGACATATTTGATAAGCGCCGGAAGAACATCCTCGGTAAGGAAAACATCCTTCGTAATAAAACGAATAAGACGGTCTTTCGTATTATCGTCGTCGTCAAGTTCGGTCGGTAAATCGTTTACAAGACAATAGTCGACATAAAAATCTTCTGCGAGCTGGTCGGAAAGTAAACCAACAATCTGTAATGCAATCTTCTTGCCATATTCAGGCTTAGCAAGTACGAACTTCTGAAGTCTTTCCTTCCACGGCATAGTTGATTCAATTAAATATTTTCTAGTCATTTTAAACCTCTACTTATATTTATAAATATGTTATGGCAACAGATTACGCTTCAGAATTCACAAAATTATTTAAAAGTGGTAGTTGTTCAGTTAGAAATAAGGACTGGAACGCCCCGAAATATTTTGATAGCCAGAATAACGACTGTTATGCTGCTGAAGCCGCTCTAATGTCATCTTTAACTTCCGAGGCTTTCGGTAATTTCGGTTTCCAGGTACAATATTATATCAAGGATATTTCGACCAAGCAGGATAGACTTTACGGTGAAGATCCTATCGAGAACGTCAAGAGAAGATTCACTCTCAAGATGTATGCCGAACAGTTACCGGCATATCAGAAGACTTATACTCTACAAGGTATGACATACGAAGAAGTCATAACTTGTATGTGTACTATCCAGCATTTTATGGAAGCTTCGAGATACGAATACGGCACAAACCAGATAAAGTACAATTCGGAAGTTCCTAAAATAGGCGATATTATTTACCTTGAATATTCTAACCTTTTCTATGAAGTAATCAACGTCAAAACGTTCGCTGAAGGAACATCGTTCTTATCCAGCCCGATTACGTATACGTTCACATTGAGAATCTGGAGAAACAACCACCAGAATATTGACGAGAACAACGAGAACTCGGACAATATGGACACATTACGTGCATTTACGGAACTTGACGAAATTTTCGATATTGACGAAAAGACTTCAGAAGGTCATGCAACTTCTGAAGTAGGTTCTAAGAGTGATATTCTTGAAATCAATACTGACTTACCGAAAGATAAGACAGATGAAGATAAGCCTAAGGATAGTGTTTATAGTCATATCGCATACGAATATGAAGATCCGCAAGCAGAATATACGGATGATAAGTCCAAATATTATGACCCGTTTGCTGGTTGGTAATTAGAAATCTGTCGGTATTTTAGACAGAGCGTAAGCGCCGTTATCGAACGACTTTTTCTGCGGGACAATCTTAAGATTTCCGTTAGGTTCACGCTTGTTAATATGATATGTCCAGATGTCTGAGTGGAATGTAAGTTTACATTTCACTACCTCTTCGCTATTATAATCCAAATCGGATTCAAAGTCAAGGTTCTTAAGGACACAGTTTTCAAAATGGAATTCGCCGTTGAAATTACTGTTCTGGTTGGACTCGCCAGTTTTATCCTTCATCATTACTATGATTTTATCGATAGTAACATAATCCTTTGTACCTACACGAGACGAATAGATTTCATGTTCCGGGTGAACTGGATAAATCGTAGACTTATTGTAACTTACACCGTCTGAAGCCATCAAGTCCTTAAGACAACGGGCATTAATCTGGGCGATATTATATAACTGGTTATTATCGCTCGGTTCTGCACGAACGGTAAATCTGAAACTAATGTCTGTTCCATAGTTTCTTACAATCGGGAAAGTCTTTTCAGAACCGAAATACTTTTTTGTAACGGTGACAGTTTCAAACTTCGGTAATGTAGCGGTTTCAGCTATAAGGTGGTCGTCGTCAATCTTTGACGTACCGGTTGTCTTATAGAAAAATACATGGAATAACCAGCCTGGTTGCGGATCAGACATGTTAAAAAAGTTTTCGTTAATAAAAATACTGTTTGGCATAAGTTATTCCTAAAATGTTCTATCATTATACTTCGTATTGAAATCCATCCAGTTATACGTAAATATCGCATCACGTTGAATAGTATCATCGCTTTCATAACTATATGAAATACTTGGAATAGATACTAGTTTACATTCGTAGAACTTGTATTGCTTGAAATAATCTCCCTTGTCACCGTCGTTAAGTCCCATAGAATTTGTAGACGGATCTCTATACTGGTTGAATATCTTGACTGAGATTATTCCTGGTTTCGTGTTTATATTCGAAATATTTGAACTACCGTTTGCCTGAGGAGTAAGTGTATCTCCTTTTACTCGTGTATCTGTACCGTAAGAATATGCAGCTGCATTGTTAGGTATCGAATTCGAAGTATAGTAGAACTTGTTTAACGCTTGTATATGATAAATCTTTTCAAGAATGGTAGTTACTCTATATAAACTGTCTTCATTGAATTTAAACGTGATTGTACCTGAATTTTCTGCACGTGTTGGAATCTTGAAATTTAAACCACCATAATATAAGTCTGCCGTATTTATCTTTCTATCGGGTATACTTACTGAAACTACTGCTTTATTCAATAGTTCCATATCGTTTTCTGTTATTAATGAGTTATTATCACTCTTGAAATTCATAAAATCATTGAAGACTGCTTTAAAAGTCCAGCCTAAAGCAGGTGGTTGATTATAAAAATCATTATCCCAGATAGATCTTAGATTTCCACGAGTTGGTCTACCCATTTTTGTAGTTAAATCGTATACACCCATATCTATATTTATAAAACATCAGTTAACGGGCGCAAGCGCCCACAGCTGGCAAGCCAGCGTTTTATTGGCGCTATGCGCCACATCAGGCGTTGCCTGGATGTTTTATTTTTTAAATCTTTTAAATTTTTTATACAGTAAGCCTTAGCGAGGTTTCTGTACTTCTTACAGTAAGAGGATTTACGTATTGACATATCGGGCTGGTCATCCTGTACTCCGAGCTACATTCAATACAACCGATGGCGGCTATATGTATTTAGTGCTATAAATACTTCAGTGGTGGAACGTTATCGGTTACGGCCATTAGCTTCTAACTGGTCATGACTTCTGCCCGATCATAGTGTAGGATATACACCTTATAATCCTAAACGGCCAAAGACATTGCCGATACACTCATTGGATTGACGTTCGTTACTGTGACTTTGGTCTTCTATGTAAAAATTTTTATTCAAATATAAGTAAAATTTTTTATTGCGTAAATTAAAAATAACGTTTATATTTGAATTTTTTATAAAAAAGAATAAAACCTGGAAGTTTTTCCAGGTTTTTTCTATATTTGGATATATATTCAGAATTACGAGATCCAGAATTCTCCGTTCGGGGATTCGAGACGGATATTTTCGAGGCAGTAATCGTATTCTTCCTTATAGCTGGCATAGAGCGAATCACCGTTCAACTGACCACCGCCGGCGATAGTCAAAGTATATTTTCGGAGTGCATTTGCCCAGACCATGCCTGCACGAGCGACAACCATCTTACGGAACATAATATCGTTGAAAATCTTTACAGACTTCTGTTTTTTATAGACTTCCATAATTCCCTTACAAGGGTGACGCGGAGTAGGCCAAACTGAAAGTTCCTTTTCTTTCTCGTTGTATCGTACCTGATAAGATTCACCGAAATCCATCTTGGCCTGTTCGAGCCACTGAAGTGCAGCATTCCAGCTTCCGAGAACATCGCCGAAACCAGCACTGTTACCGTAACAGGAACCGCGGAAAATAGATGAAGCATTCATACTCATTACAGAATCGTAAAGTGCATTGTGCGGGAGCGTGAAAAGTTCGTTAATGTCGCCGAGCCAGTTGGCCGTAGCGAAGTCAACGACGGATTCCAATTCCTGACAAATCTTATAATGTGTACATCCAGGAATAAGGTCAAGAACCAAGTAATCACGATAGTTACCCTGACGGAAATAATATCTTTGGATGTAACGGATGCAGTCACCGATGATATAGTTTAACTGTTCATCTGAAATTTCAACGCAAATAACCGGACTACCGAGCATGAGCTTGATGTAGTTTCGAAGCATTGCGATATTCTGAATAGTAGTAGCTTCCAAAACTGGGTCATTCTGACATGGACCAGGATAAGGAGGCATAGGCACCGAACCGGTATGTGCGTTCGGTGGCGGAACCGGTCTTCCAGAAGGAGGCATCGGTGGAGGTGGAGGAGGCATTGGACCAGGACCCGGTTTCGGAGACCAAGGGAAATTTGGAGGTGGAACCTGGATAGGATCGCCAATAAAGCCTTCAGTATTCATTTCTTCATTCATACTATATTTATAGAAACTGACCCTAAAGGCTGTTATAAATATAGCATGGCTGAAGAAAAACAAATGAATAGCATCGAATATTACGTTCGAGAACATAAAAGATTAAATCCTGAACCGTATAAAACCAGCACATTTCCTGGTTTTTATGATGAGTCAGTTCTTAAAACTAAGGAAAAGACAAGTTCACCGTTAAATATTCCGGATGACGCATTACAGGATGAAAATGACGCGACCACTGAAAAAGGATGGATTGCGCCTTATGATTTTTATAAGAATAACAGCCATACAGTAAATGATGATATTGACCCGAATAACGGTTTTATTCAGGCTAAAGATACAACGACTGATAACGTTTTTAAATATAAGGATTTATATTGGTGGTGTGAAGATTTACATAACTGGTGTGTTTATAAGTCTGACTGTGTAAACTATCAGTATCTTAATTCTTTTTATCTTCATGTCTGGAATGGTTTGGATAACTGGGTTCCGGCAACTTATTCTTTCAGAGTATTCCCAAATCAAAAGTTTGCACCGTTACAGAATAAAATTATAAATGCTAAACTTGACCGTGGTGAATATATTGTAATGCACCGTGGTGCATTGAAAAATACTCCGAATAACTGGCTTTTTAGTAATGGTCCATTGACTATTAACCATGCTTTTGTACTTAAAAAGGCCGATAGATATAGTGTAAATTCAGAAAATAATTTCCAGGCAATACGATGGTCATCGCCTAAACATATTGTTAATACTACAGAATATAGCCAGGCAGATGATTTGATGAAAATATCTGTTGCGGGTAATACTTTCTATGTTGATTTTTATATTCGTGACGAATTCGCTAGAACTGACTCTATGTGGGTCATGTTCACTACTGATGCGAATAATAAGGAAATTCCAGCTCATTCTCCATTCTATTCTAACCATCAGTTAAATTGTTGTCATAGAAAATCTTCAGGAAGCTGTACTTTTAGTTATCCTGTTTGCGAAAATGCTGGCGTAGGTAATGGCGCAGTAGCATACAAGAAAGAAAGTCAGTGTAATAGTTATAATAAGTATAGTTCTTCACCGAGAACAATTTATTGGGATAATACAAACAGCGGCAGTTTTGAAAATAAGTTAATAACTGATAGAACAGCATTTGAAAATAAATATGGTTCTGAAAAATTAAAGACGCCGTTGAATTATCGATTCTGTAAATATAACCATGTGCTTATGTCATCATTGGCTATGGAAAAGATATTTGCAGTTCAGATTTATACAAGAGACAGTAATGGAAATCTTTCATTAGTACCAAATATCTGGATAAATCAAAATGCGCCGACAGGCGATAGAAGAAGTCTTGGTAATGTTACAAATAATCCACCATTGTATATGAGTTATGTCGATATTGCTGAGCTTTTCTTTAAAGGAACAATGGATGGTCCTGTATTATGGTCAATGCCAGCAAATATTGATAGTGACAATTCTACAGAAGATTATGACCGTGATATTATTTGGAAACCGAAGAATTATTTATTGATGACTACGTTGTTAAGTATGCTCCAAGAAGCATACAATGATGAACATCCAAATAAGTTCTTTGATATGGATATTGAAAAGACAAAGAAATGGTATACGAATACGGTAGATACCATTTCGACAGAATCCATGTATTTTACGGTTTTATACCAACCAGATTCTAATAAAAATGTAGTAGTAAGACAGGAATTTTATAAACCGATTGTAGAAGAAAAAAATTTCGGTCATGATCCAACTACTACTTATACGTGGGACACTGCTGGTTGGGTATATGCTATTCCAGGTGCAAATATTGGTGCAGCATTAGGTGACCTTATTTCTTGGGGAATGTCGTCTAGTGATAAGAAAAAATATATCAAACCACAGCCAGCAAATTCGGCAGTAATGTACTTCAGTCATGAAGATAATAAGTATACCTTGACAAGTGTAAAGGATTATACTACTGTAGTTGGTGATGCCAATGAGAATAATACGAATATACAAGGTTATAGGGCAATGGGTTCTATTGTCGAGAACATGTTGAACAATTTGGCATCTGGACAAAGAATTGAAAATATTGACTCGATGATAATATACCCTGGCTATAAAGATTTTACTATTACAGTTAAGGAATTATTTAAGCCATCGACTTCTAATCTTCGTGAAGGTACTAGTATTTCGAATCCGGCTATATACAGATTACCTACTGGCGATATTGCCTTGTGTTCTCAGTTGCATTGGGGCGGTGAACAACGTATAATTGGTGGTCCTGGCAATTTGAATCTTCCTAATCCGGTTCAGGATAGTGTTGACAATGCTGATAAGTTTATCAATAAGCAATGCCAGCTTTATTTTGGAAACGGTAATAAGAAGACTATTAATGAACATTGGCTTAAGGAATATAATACGGAACTTGATTATTCAAGTAAAGATTTCGGTATTGTTGAAAATCAGGCACTTCAGTCAGGCTTCGTTTTTGAACAAATAAATAATAATAATACTGATAAGTTTAAATTGACATTATCTACATATAGACCAGTTGTTATTACGAGCGTATCTGGCGAAAATGTGGATGTCGCAAAGAAGTGGTAATATGCAATCTTTCATTTTCAATAATTATAAGAAGAAGCTTTTAAGCGGTAGACTTTCACAAGATGACGTATGGTCATTCTATCTCGTTAATAAGCAGTTTGGTGAAGACTTGGAAGAAGTCTTGCCGAGTATTACCGATATAGACGCTTTACAGGCTTTTATTTATTCTACTGATGCGACTATTGCTAAGAAGGGTTCAGCGCTTGATAAGTATACTCAGCCGTATACTCCGGTTCGTTATACTTATAAGGTTGCCGATAAGACTGTTAATTCTGAAAGACCAAGTTATGTTGACCTTGATAACTGGGAAGAATTTAATAAGAAATACCCTAAACAGGTACATTTGTATCACTTCTTTTTTGTTCCCGGCGGTGCATTATATCGTGAATATGAAAGCGATGAACTTGACTATGCTGGAAATAAGGTAATGAAACCACGTGGTTTCTATTATGTAGAGACTACTGAAGAACTTAAATGGTGCGCTGAAAAGGTTAACGGTATTGTAAACGGTAATAAGTCTGAAGTTTACAATAATAAAATCAATATTGTTTTAGGTGACAATATCGGTTACGGAAAAGCTCTTGAAAATGAATACAAGGAAATAGATTTTTCAATCGGTTCTGATATTGATAGACCGTTTGAAGGTATCTTCTACGGTAATGGTTATATAATTCAGAATATTGAATTGGTATGTAAAGGAAATAGCACCGGTTTAATTGGCTATCTCGGTACAAGCGGTTTAATCCATACTATTCGTGTAGCCGGTCATAATTTGATTCGTTGTGGTAAAAAACTAAATATTACCCACATGATGCAGGATGCCAGCGATATAAATGCTGGTTTCCTTTGCGGTAAGAATAATGGTACTATTTCAGATGTAACCTTTACAGGTAAGGTTACTTTTGCTGATTTTGTTCCAGGAGTTTATACTGTAAGTAATAAAACTGACGAAGATGGAAATGCTTTCGATAATCCTGATGTAAATACATATTATCCAGATTATCTTTGTATAAATTCTATTGCAAATATTGTTCCATATATCGGTTATTTCAATGAAGGTGTTTTCGGTACTTGGGCATATAGTGCAGGCCCGTCACTTTATCCGACAAACCAGTTCAGTGCATCCAATAAAGGTTTTTGGAAGTCTAATGCAGTTTATGCCGGTGATATATCTGTTGGAACAATCAGTAATTACTATCCTTATGATAATCGTGGTTGTGGTGAATGGGCATATCCGAAAGCTGTAGATAATGCGAATGACATTTATGAATCTGTAACGGGTCATACATTGTTCTATTCTATCAATACAATGTTTGATACCAATATGTTGGTCGCTGGAAAACAGACTGACTGGAGTACATATCTTTCGTTATTGAAATATACATATTCTGCAAATCCTACTACAAGGCATTCGATTTGGAATTGGGAAATTCAGTCTACACAGTATCTTGATAAGCCTTTAAAGATGCACCAGTTTAACCGTGTTGCTTATAATACTGGTTTGCTTATCGGTTGTAATGAAGGTTCTGTTTATAATATTGCAATGAATGCGACAGCATATACTTCTGGTACTTATGTTGGTTTCTTAGGAGGTATCGCGGGTAAGCAAGCAGTTAATGGTAATTATGGTTTCAATAACGTTTGTGTTAACTTGACCGCTGCTGACGTTGTAGACGACAAACGCGATTATTATATTTCTGACGACGGTGATACTGTTCGTGTTGAAGATACTAACCCAGAAAATATTGTAGAATTCGTAACTGATTTGTTGGCTTCCGAACCGAATTATTCAGTTTTGAATAACCCGTTGTATGGAACAAAAAGCTTATATAACAGCGACGAATATCGTAAAAAATTAAATATCGGTGGTACTAATTCTGATGGTACTTTTGACTGGGGTGATACTTCGTTAATTCGATTGAATATTAACGGTTATTCCGGTATGACCTCTGGAACTCTTAATCATGAGTTTGATATTGCACAATCCGCATTTGATGGTATTTGCTATCATTATAATGGATTTGGTTATGAAATGCCAGCTCCGCCATATATCGAACCGCATCAGAAGTTTGCAAATGCTTGGATTTTAAGGAATACCATTTTAGCCAACAGTGCATATTCTGGCAGTCTTACCGCTATTAATACGGTTGAACCTTATTCTGGTATGCATGTTGAAGATTCTGCTGAAATTGCATTATCAAACTATGAAATTTTTGATAAGCGTACAGGCGGAACTTATGGATTTAATCATTCCAAGTCTTTGGGTATAATTTATAATTACGGTCGTTACGGACATGAAGGATCTTTAACTAATGATATTAAAGACCCATACAGTAAAGATACTGACGGAAATGCTCTTTCCAACGATGACAAGATTCAGGTTAGAGAAGCTAATTTGGTAGCAGGTCCTGAAGGCTATGCATTTACAACCTATACTGATTTTGCTACTTATAGTATTGATAAGTGGTATAATAGTTGGGGTATTAGAGATTCTGTAAAACTTGCATTTGACCATTTTGGTTCTAATGGATTTGCAAAAGATGAATTCTATATTTACAACTGTGCTATTGGAAATTTGGTTCTTAAAAAGCGTGATACAGAGTTAAGACTACCTAATACATTTGAACGTACAATGTATAATGTAGCCGGAATTTATGGCACAAACAGCTATACTTATGATACCTATGATATTGTTGGTGCTACTAATGTAGTATTGTCGATTTACATTAAAAATGTAGTAGCTAAAACTGTTAGCTATTATACTTTGACTATTCCAGAAATCTTGAATAGTGACCAGAGCATTGGCGGTACGAAGTTTACGAATAAGGCTTCTAAAGAATTCTTCATTGCAAACTATGAAAATCCGAATGCTAATAAGCCAGTAGTATCGTTCTTGAAGGAACGTTATGTAATTGACGGTTGTAAGAACTATAAGATTGAATTGAAGTCCATTAAGAATATTGGTGCTTTGTTTGGTTCATTGGTTCTTGGTACTAATAGCACGATGACTAATGTTTCTGCTTACTTGAATAATCAGCATACAACTTGTTTTGAAAGTTTTGCTAACCATAAGTGTATTGAAGGCGGTTTGATTTCTGATTTGGGAACTGTTGTCAATATTAGTGCTTTCGATGTAAGTGCTGCAAGTGCTTCTAACAATTTCTTTAATGATGAAAATCTTAAGAAAATCTGTACGGGACGTAATGGATATTTCATGACGTCTTCGAATCCTGGTCAGCCTGAAGTTTATGTCAAGTATAAGACACTTAGCGGTATAAATTATGGTTATTGGAGTGACGTAGACGGGTTTAAACTTTCCGGTGGTATGACTGTTGGTCTTTTTGGCAACAGCCTTATGTATGCATTCTCTCCGTTTGCACATCCAGAATTACATGACTATTCATTTGATAACCGCTTTGCGCCATTCGCAGCAGTTTGTGAATATAATTCTTCGAATATTAGCGATAAGTATATTAAGAGTACAGCAGCGGTTCAACATTATATTGCTATGAACAATATCAACTGTGTATATACTGAATCTAATAATTATTCAGATATACAGGCAGGTCCTTATAGACATTATGGTCCGATGATTCTTGCAAATAACGATTGGCAGTTCTCTCGTGATAAGGCATTCAACGCATATATGAATACCATTATTCCGACTTATGCTTTCGGTATCGCATTACCGTTTATCGCAGAAATTAAGCCAACATATATGGCAATTCCGTCGATTAACCAGTCGCCGTTGTCGAATATTGATACTTACGGTGATTATACACCGTCTGCAGCATATAAGCGCTTAGGTATGTTTACGATGGACCAGATTGTTGCTGCTCCGACAAATGACCCTAACTATTGGTCTATTAACCTTAACGTTGACCTTCCCGGCTTTGCAGGTATCATTGATAGAACCGAAAATAAGAATACTCAAGTAATGAAGGCATTTGGTTTTGAGATTAATAATGAGGATTCTTCGTTTGAACGCGGTAAGACTACTGGTAATTTGCTTGACCACTTGTTTAACATGGATCAGGTAAAAATCAATAAGCTCTATTACGGTTATATTAGTCCGGAAACCAATGAAATTGTTCCAGGCGAAGGTTATGGCCGAATGCTTCATAATTATGCAGAAGTTGCTGATACCATGAGACTCGGAATGGACCCGCAGTCTGCAAATGATATTGACCCTGATATTTCTGTGTATACTCAGAATAAGGTTCTTGCACCGGATATGTATTTCGGTAGTGACCTTATATTGTATAAGGATGTTCCGTATGCAAGCGGTTATTATGGTGATCCTGGCGCAATGACTATTATCGGTAATAATTATAATCCGTTTAGCATCGGTGAATATCATCAGTATTTCTCTCCGGTAACTACGAGCGCCGTAACAAATAACGTTTTGGCAACTGAACCGTTCAAGTACAACAAGACCGTCAATATAATCAATAGTATTAAGGACCTTGTAAAGGATAAGGACTATGGTTGGTTGTGGTCTGGTATCAAGGGAAATATTATCAAGGCCAATGCTGCAGATGCTTATACCGGTACAGACAAGTTCAAGTATAATTTCGTTAAGGAAGTTCTTACTTCTGCTCGTAAATTTACGCTTCCGGTAAAGCTTGAAGAAAACGCCAATAAGTATGGCTTCTGGTTCAGCGATAGCGTAAGTGCATTGTCTTATGATAAGAAGAACTGTAAATATTATAACGGCGATAATGATGAAATTCGTTATGATGGTTCATTATTGCACTTAGGCGCTACATTCTCGGAAAAGTCTATCTTGGATAGCCTTAAGACAGAACGTATTATTTCTGCTGCAAGCGGCATTATTTGTGAAGACTTTGATGGTTTGCTTGTTGTCGATAAGCATAAAAATAACGTGATGTATATAGATGTAGGTCTCGGTGAATGCGACGGTACTCAGTCTTGGTCTATGACTTGTAGTGCTGAGGGTGTTAACGGTAAGGGATTAATCATGGAGATTGAATAATGTCTGTTGAGTTAGAGTCAGTCAAATATAGTAAAGTTGATAATATCAATAGCAAGGAAATAAAGGTAAGTCCTGCTAAAAGCGTGGTATTCAGACGCTATATTGATTATTTAACTATGAATGATACTCAAAAGCGAATCCGTGATTTTAATCCTGGACGTTACCATATCTATACATTTCCGATAGTTCCTGGAATATCTAATTCTGTAAAATGGAAGTGGGATAAAGAATCGGATAAAGACATTTATTATCTCAGTCAGTATAAAGGAACAGATATTGGCTGTTTAAAAACAGTAACTTTTTTGACGGTCGATAAGGACACACTTACACCGTCGAATAAAAGTTATGAAAAATTATTTGATATTCCTGTATCTGCATGGCTATTTTCTACTAGGAAGAATTTTGATTCTTATATAAAAGATGACTATAATTATACTGCGTATAACTATAATCCTGTAGCTAATAGACTTAATAGAAAGAACTATGAAGAGACAATATTAAAACCTAATAATTTCAATTTTAATTATTGGGGTCAGACATATGATTTCGGAAGCGGTTATAACAATGAAGATTATTTGCTTTATGGAATAACTGAAACTACTTTTGAAGATAGCCAGACTGAAATGACTTCGCTGCCATGCGATTATGAAATCAAGAAAATGACTACGAAGAGCGCAGCCATTGTAATCGCATATCATGCGGATGATATTATAATTCCGGTAACGTATGCGGAATTGCATAATTCTTTCTATACGCCGGATGGAATAATTAGAATTGAATGGTCACAAAACGGTATTATAACTATAGTGTAATATGCACAGAGGATTCGGAACAGTATTGAGACCACATTTATGGGGTTGTAATAAGCCAGAGCTTTCGAGAGTGGCTATTTCTACTGCTATACAAGAATATTTTACTGAAGCATTTAACACACATACGGCTTTACCGTGTTTTATGGTACAAGGCGCTATTACAACTCCTGCAGGAGTTACAACACCGGCTATTGGACCAATAGGAACTATAAGTACATTTATTCCCGGTATAATTAACCCGTTGACATTTACACAAAAGATAAAGAAAGAACCGTTTTATGTTCAGCTTGTATCTATTATAACGGATTTCTTAAGAACTTGTACTGTAACCGTTGATATTAAAAATATCGGTGCTGTTGTACCTATGATGGTACCGTTTCAAGGCTTGTTGAATTTGACACCGTTCGGTCAACAACTTGAAACAAGCATGAAGACTATAAAAGCCCCAAATGCAGAAGCTTGGTATGCAGGACTTGATTTGTATTTTGAAAGTATTTGGACTTATATTTTAGGAACACAAGTTTTCTATTCTTCTCCATGTGCGGGCGGTGTCTTCAACGGGACTATTACATTTACCGGCCTTTCTTTGGCTGTATAAATAAGGTATGGCAAATACTGATATTTCCGCATATTCATGGTTATGTAATACGATGAAGAGTATTACTGCCCCTTTGAGTGAGGGCGGTAATATCGTCTGTGATAATGAAAAAGATACTGTTGATTCCGCAATAAATGACGCGTATGACCTTTTTGGCTTGAAGTGTGTCTACTACCGAGTAACAGAAGATTTGAAGCGTGACAAGCTCTATGGTGAAGACCAGCTGCGTTATATACTACGTAGCTGGTACTTCAACGGCTATATCCAATCTCTTCCTCCTAATGTCAGAATCTATCAGCTTCAGGGCATCTGGGGCGATGATACTGTAAAGATGTTTGCAAGTATTGACGCTTTCAATTATTTCTCTACATACGGCGGAGTGGATAAGAATACACCGGAAGTATATGCGCCACAGTCTCCTTCTATTGGCGATATAATTTATATCCCGGCGAATAATTATTTCTATGAAATTCGCGATGTCAAATACTATGAAGAAGCTTTCGGTTTGAAACCGCATACATATACCTTCACTTTGAAGATGTATAAGGACAACAAGTATACGATTTCAGCAGATTCGCCAACATTGTCTAATAGAAATGACCCCATATACCGGGTCGCGCCTTCGGCGCTTAGTGCACAGTTTAATTACGAAGATCCATTGGCAATTAATGATAACAATTTGGCTTCGGCATGGGCAGGAAAAGACCCATATAATACGGATATGCATTACGAATATCCTGACCCGTTAGTTGAATATGACGACGATAGGCCAGCGGAAAATAATAAGAAATATTATGACCCTTTCCAGGGGTGGTAAAATTAGCCTTATATATAAACATAGAATATGTCAATTTTTTGTAAAAAATACCGACAGGGTATTTTCTACCCTAAAAATCCTAGCAAATGTTTGAACGTTAACGGTGAGATTTCTGCTAGACCTCCTGAATATCGTTCAAGCTGGGAATACAAGCTCATGGAGTGGTGCGACACTCGTGAGCGTGTTATCAAATGGGGTAGTGAAATTCATAAGATTGAATATTATTCTGAAGTGGACGGTAAGATTCATAGGTATTTTATCGATTTTTACTATGAAATAAATACAATACACAACGGAATTAAAAAGTATGCTATCGAGGTAAAGCCTAGCTGTCAGATAGCAAGACTCGACGAGAACGGGATGGTCATCTACCCGGATCCGCCTAAAAAGAAAACTCAAAAATCGTTGCTGCAATGGCAAGAACGTTGCAATGTTATAAGAATTAATAACTGTAAGTGGCAGGCCGCACGAAAATGGTGTCAAGAAAACGGATATATCTTTGATGTATTATCCGAAGAAGACGTAGGTTCCTGGGCCAGTCAAAGGAATGTTAATAAATGAGTGAAATGAACGTCGATGTATTCGATAAATTAGATGAAAAATTTGATATAAAAGAAGAAATACAAAAAACTGAGGAAAAAACCAAGAAGGCTATTGTTGAAGTAAAGAATGGTATCGCTCAGCAGAAATATAATCTTGAAGACAAGGAATATCTTAAGACCGAACTTCAGGATTTGATTTCAACTAACAGGATGGTTCTTGAGACACTTGCCGGACAGATTAAGTTCGGATGTGACCTTGGGCTTATCGCGAGCTTTGCCAATATTTCTAAGACTATTACCGAAAACCTTTCAGAGCTTATCAAGCTTGAGAAACAGGTTACGGATTACCAAATCACAGAGTCTAATGAGAATATTAAGTTGGCAGCAATGGAACAGAAGGAACGAATTGCAAATAATCGTATGTCTTCTAAGGCCGGTAAGTTGCCAAATTTGACGCAGACAAACAATATATTCTGTTCTAATTCTCGTGACGCTTTAGACATGATATTAAACAACAAACAAAAGCCCGAACTCGTTGAATCCGAGATGCCTAATTTTAAGTTTGAAGACGAAGGAGCAGAGGGATAAGGATGGTTTTTTCAGTGCATTACAAAATTTCACATAGAAACGAATTTTTAGAGAAGTATTTCTGTAAGACTTTTAAGAACTGCGTCGATGAAGACGTAGAAATTTCCAAAGATAGACTTACAGACCTCATGGAATTGATGGTTAATCTTATTTTAACCGAAAATAAGGCCGGTTTATATGACCTTTTGACGAAGAAAAACACTAAAACAGCTAGGATTTTCTTCAACTATTTGACATGCTCCAATATCCGTTCTATAAATAAAGAGATAATCAAGGAACGAATTGAAGCAATTTATAAGTTCTAGGAAGGAAAATATGAGAGATTTAAAAGAAATTTTAGAAGAAACGGTTAGTCCGATTAATCTTTCATTCAGTACAGAATATAAGAAGTTTTTGACTGAAGCGGATGATTTCGGAGGAGACGATGCCGGCGGTGACGACGCTGGAGACCCGTTTGCAGATGTTGGCGGTGATGATGCTGCCGCTGATGATGTCGGTGGTGGTGACGCTGGTGATCCGTTTGCTGCAGATGCAGGTGGCGGAGCTGCTGGTGGCGCAGGTGGAGCTGGCGGAGCCGGTGGCGATGCTAACGCTCAAGGTGCCGATGGTGCTGAAGATCCAGACAAGAAACTTTCCCCAGTTGATGACGGTTCTCATGAAGATGACCCGGATTTCACACAGGGACAGGCAGATTCTGACGACGTAACGTTGTCTAAGAATCCTGCAGGTAAGATGATGTATGATACTGAAAAGGTCATGCAGACAGTCATGGCTGTTATTCAGTCTCTTAAGGACGACCAGCTCGTTGAAATCGAAAAGGTTAAGACTGCAATCGAATTGGTATTCAATGGTAAGAAACTCAATGATGAAGATCTTGAATTTACAAACTTGAAGAATGCTATTTTCTTGATTAAGAAAGTCGGAGCCAAGCTTGATACCAAGCATAGACTCTATCTCTATCGTAAGATTAAGGAACCTCTCATTCAGAAGCGTGACCAGATTAAGCAAGACATTGCTGTTAAGAAGGGACAGCTTCAGAATGCTCGAGAAGTTCTTACAGCGATGGACGTCAAGTAAGAGTATTATTATAGGAGAAAATAAAAAGAGGATTGTTTTCAATCCTCTTTTTTAATTATTGTTAAAAATTATTAAGCGAGTGAATTATAGAAAGTTACGATTGCCGAAGCAAGTTCGAGTGTACTATAATCACGGGATGTATAATTCTTAATATACTTGTTGAAAGCCATCGGGCTGCACTTGGAAGAATCGTTAACGATTGATTCTTCACGGTCGATGCTACCATCCTTGGATTCGACAGTATTGATAATCTGTTCGCAAGCACCATGAATCTGCTTTTCCCAAGATTGAATCTGGTCGATAGCGTCCTTCATACGCTTTGTCTGGCTGATAGTATCATTAAAACTAGTACCGATAGAATCGATAACGGATGTAGCAATATCAACCTGAGGCTTAATAGCGTCACGGATAATTGTACGAATATCCTTACCTTTTTCTTCTGCGGCCTTTTCAACATTCAAGTCGTTATCTTCGACAATAATCTTATAATCCTGTGTGGCATTATAAAGATGGTCGATAAGTTTTTCAAAATCTTCTGTTATCATTTAGAACCTCTGATATATTTATAGATTTCATTAATCAATGAGTCTGGAGATACTCCCGGGAATTGATATGAATCTTCGATATTATTAGATTCACGATTCAAACCTTCACGTGCTTTAGTATCTGCCTTTTGTTCTTGCTTATTAAATACTTCCTTACTATGTTTCAAAATTGCCCATGCTGTAGCATAATATGCATAAAGGTCAGAATGGTCACGATTCTTATCAGTTCCTTCATTGAACATTACACAGATTTTCTTACAGTTGGACTTATTGAGATGGTCACGCATCATTTCGCCAGCATCATTGTCCTGGCTTACGATATTACGTGCAATAGGAACAATGCCGTTACCATTTGTACCATGAACAATATCCAAACCTTTCTTCGCGTTATTTGCAAAGCTTCTCATATACTGGTTGAACTGTTCGACGTTTTCAACCTGATATACCTTGTTGTTTTTATCAGGTGGCAAGATATTACGGAAGTCAACAGAACTAAGACGTTCTTCCAAAGTTGGGATGTTGTGTTTTACGACTTCAAACGGATTTTCTTCGTTATCATCCTGCTGTTCTGGTTCTTGGTCATTAGGTTCATCGTTTTCATAAAGACTACGATAAACACTACCTGGTTTCTTTTTAGGCTTAAGCGGTTCAATTTCTATATTTTCTACGCTTTCTTCAATTTCATCGCCGCTTTGGTTTTCAAGCTGAGAAGCAATACAAGAGCCAATAGCTATGAGCTTATAAAGCTTAGGCAAGTAGTTGAGGTTGTCGAGTTCTTCAACAGCATCATAATACCAGTTATTGATTTTGCCAGCACCATACACCTTTTCAAGTTCAGTAGTAAGAATGTTCTTTAACTCATTCAACTTTTCGTTCTTTGCATTGTATTCATTAAACCAAGAGTCATTACTACAACTACGAGCAAAATTATTAAGACCTTCGACCTCTTTCATGATAGCATCTGTAAATGTTGCTTTAATAGATGCAGCAAGCTTTGTAGCATTTTCTTCAGAAGAAACTTTCTTCTTGAAAGTTCCTACGTGTTCCATTGCCGGGAATGTCTTAATGTCTTCAGAAATATGAATAGCCTGATTTTCGATTACTGGAATTTCTTTAACTTCATTCAAAGCACTTAAACCGTCGACGAACTGCTTAATGCTTTCGCTATTGACGTCAAACTTTAAGTCATCCTTAATCATGATGTCATAAAGGTTGATAATATCTTTAAGACTATTAATACCGACATTGTTGTTTTCGATGTTTCCGTCTTCAATGAAAGATTTAAGAACTTTTTGGATTTCCTTTAAACGTGGAATATCTACATTTTCTTCAAAAATATCCTTTATTGCGGACATTTGTTCTAATGATGCATTCAACTGGTCTTCTTGTGTTTCACCTGTATCAGATTCATCATCTGCTTCACTATCGGAAGAAGACTCATCGTCTTCATCAGCCTCATTTAAGAATTGAGTAAACGGACGATATTTCGGCTTTGCGCTTTCTTCTTCCATTTCCTCTTCTTCAGAGTTTTCCTTTTTCTTTTCCTTTGTATCAGAAACAACAGTATCAGTAGCTTCCTTGTTTATCTTGACATCCTTGTTTTCAGAATACTTGTCATAAACATCAGAATATTTACTTAACTGACCGATAAGATTCTGAACGGCAACTTCAAGAGAAGATTGAGAATTACTGTTAGCGGTAGAGAAAGTATTGTTGTCGAAATCAACAGTTCCGATAGGACCATTTTCCATGAGTGTGAGAAGTTGAGAACAGTCAGCAGTAACAACAACAGACTGTGCAGCAACAGCTTCGCCATAGTTACCATCTTCTACAGCTTTTTGTACTTGTGCTTCGTAATCCTTTGTAGAACCATTGGACTTGAACGCACTCTTGATTTCCTTGAAACCTTCTGCAAAATTGTCTTTAATAGTCTGAAGAAGTTTGCCGCCTTCAGATAAACCCTTACAAAGTCCAAGAACCATACGTGGACCCATATTGAAAATTGTAAGATTTCCGCTATTGATTGCGTCGGCTGCAGATTTTGCAGCTGGGAATTTAGCATAGACATCATCAAGGAATGCCTGCGGACCACCTGTACCCCAACCTTTACGAATATTGATTTTCTTATGGGTAAATGGATCTTCTACATATTTTTCATCGCCGGCGCCGCCTTTACGAACTTTATCCTGCGCTTCCTTAACACCGTTATCGAATGCTGCCTTATATTTTTCATACCAGGACTTAAACTGACGAGGCCAAGTAGCTTCAACCGCATCAGCCTGTTTTGCGGCTATACGTGCATTATTGCTGAACTGAGATACCTTTCGTGGAACCTTTTCGGATTCGTAAAGTAGGTTGGTTGTTTTTAATTCATTAGAAATACTTGCATAATAGGAATCTGTAATACTTTCATCATCGTCATTATGACTAATTTCTTCTGACTTATCTGCGCCAAATCTATTCAAAGCATCATTATTTTTTGCTTCTTGCTGAACAGTTTTCTTTGCGGCGTCAATACGCATTTTTGCTTCAATATCTGCAATACCGTAAAGGAAATTTTCTTCTTCTTCATCGTTGAAAGCATCAATCATTAACTGCTTAAATTTGGATTCGCTGATTTTTGTAGTAGTATCTGCGAGCTTGCTTACGAATTCAGAAGTTCTATAAACTAAAGCCTGACCGATTTTTGTATATGTTGATTTATCGCCGATAGTATCTTCATTGTCTTTTCTATCGGTAGCTTTTTTAATAGCAAGTTTTGGATTTTCAAAATACGAAGCGAGTTTAGAGTCGATAAAAACCTTATCGGCTTCTGCCATTTTACGGTTTGGAATACCTTTTTCGTAACGCTTTTGTGCAGCATGCTTAAGTTCTTCTTTTAACTTGTCGCCGTACTTATCTATAAGCTTACGAGAAAGTTCAGTAAACTTCGGGTCATTATATTCAATAAATTCACTACCAACATAGAAACCAGTGTTTGTTGCACCTGTATTATGCTTGGTTTTATGGATATTGCATACCAAGCTATATAGATTCTTACTTTCTATATCCTTTAACGCATTCTTATATGAATATTCGATGTTTACATCGCTTTCTTTTTTGGCTTCGTATAAATCTAAAAATTTCATAAAATCCTACAGCTTATTTTAATATATTTATAAAAAAGACCATAGCCCATGGTTGAGCTATGGTTATAAATTCAGAAAATTGGCTTATTAAGCTTCTTCTTCGTCTTCTTCTGTTTCAGCCGGAGTTTCGTCTGACTTGGTTTCGTCTTCGTCGGCAACATCATCGATACTTACGAATGTGTCATTAACATCATAAGAAGTAGTTGTCGGTTCGAGAGTCGGATCCATAGACTGAATATCATCGTCTGTAATAGCTTCTTCAGCCGGAGTTTCTTCGGTAGTGTCAATGATGTTCAAGCGAGCACCACAGCATGGACAAACCGGATTGGCAACATCGACATCGTATGTCTTTGTTTCTTCTTCGGTAGCTGTTTCTTCAGCCGGAGTTTCTTCGACAGGAGCTTCTTCCGGAGCAACATCGGAATCTACAGTAGGAACGCCAGCCGGTGTTTCTTCAGTAGAAATTGTGAAGGTTGGATTTTCTTCATCAGGATCACCAAAGCTTTCGCAAAGGAGCGATGAAGCACGTAACATAGCATTATTAAACTGGGTCATTTTAAATTCCTCTTTTTTTTTATTATTTATAAGCGTATGACTTCAATGCTGAGAATAATTCGTTCTCAATATAGAAAGGTGACACTTCAATTCCGTTTTGTTTAACCATGTTGGCTATTGCGTTAGCCTTGGTTTTGACGATTTTCTTCAAACTGTCACTCATATAGAGGAAGCGTTCATTGTAATCGTCAGTTATATTTCCCATGGAATCTGTTGTTGGCTCTTCAACCTCAAGTTCGTCCTTGTAGATATTCTGAGCAGCGTCTTCGATGATTTCAAGTAAGTAGTCGGCAATTTTATTTTCGTTTATATTTTGCTTTGTACTTTCAGCGACATTAACGAGGTCATCGTCTTCGAATTCCTGTTTTGTACTGTCAACGAGACGTAATTTAGCACGACAACATGGACATACAAGGTTATCGGTAGTAACTGTATAAGCTTCTACTTTACCTAGCTTATCCAAACCGTTATCGCCTTCAACGCCATATCCGGTGAGTAACTGAGATGCCAATTTCTGTAAATCGTTCATATATTATTTATAATTAACCGAAGAGAGTCTCGTCGGAAGCTACAGTTTCTTCAACAGTAGGAGTTGTTTCTTCAACAACAGGAGCGGTTTCTTCTACAGTAACCTTGCTCTTGCGTTTCTTTGGCTTTTCTGTCGGAACTGCAACAACAGCGTCAACAATCGGAGCTTCATCGGTTGGAACCGGTGCTTCTTCAACTACTGCAGCCTGTTCAGCTTCTTTCTTTTCCTTGAGGCCGTTAATGAATGCCTGATATTCCTTTTCAAAGGCATCAGTATTTCCAACGGACCTGAACGAATATGAGCGAGTCGGATATGAACGGATAGTATTACCCATTGCGGCACGAGCCTTGTCATATTCACTGTATGTTTGTTCTTCTTCGTAACGTTTTGCAAATCTATTCATCGTTATTTTTCCTTTTTGTTTGTTTTAAACTGTTTATAAAATCAGCATATTCTTCATCGAAAGATTTTGCTTCTTTAATAACATTATTTCCTTCGAGATTAGATATATCTAATTCTTTTGTTTCTTCTTCAGGTTCTTCAACATGTTCTTCAGGTTTATTTTCAACTGGAGTTTCAATACCAAAAAGCTCATTGATATATTCTCGACAATATGCTTTAAGTTCTTCTTTTAATTCTTTCTTTTCTTTTTCTTTTTTAAGATTTTCGATAAAAGCCTGATATTCACGTTCAAAATCATCTAACGTATTAGACTGTTCTTGTGGCTTATATTCCTTAAATTCAATTTTGGGAACTTCAATCGGTTCAAATTTTTTTACTTCTGGTGTTTTAAATTTCGGAATTTTTAAAGGCGCTGTTTCCTGCGTTGGAATAGCAATATCGACATTTTTTATGCTGTCGATATAGTTGCTAAGCAACTTTTTCCTTTTCGCGTCTAAAACACGATGTACCGCTAAATTTGATTGTATTGGTCTTGACATTGATTATCTCTTTATATGTTGAAGTAATGTTTCCGGAATATTATGAATAATCATACCAGGAGGATTATCCTTATTGCCTTTTAAAATTTGAAGGTTGTAAAGTCTAATTCCGCCAACCGGATCCAGAATATTTATTATCTTATAAAGACAAATATCATTCTGTACATTACTAATTACTTCTTCATTCACAACGAACGGTCGCACAGTTTCATCAACTTCATAAGAGCTGCTGTGTGACGTTGCTTCACCTTTGTTATATTCTTTTGCTGCTTTTACGGCTGCGGTAAGTCTGGAAGCAACCCATTCAGGGCAATGATTCGACCTTACGATGTCCTTAATCGCATTTAAAAGAATATTTAACTGTTCTGCTTTAACTTCCATATTAGTCTAATAGATAAGAACGAGATTCTCCATCTTCGTCAACAACAGTAACAGTACCGTCTGTGTTTTCACGGATGTACATACCGTCATCGAATTCATAAACTTTTTCGTTATTTTCGTCAATATATTGACCGATAACGGAGAAACTTTCCTTGAGCTTTCTCTTTTTCTTTTTCTTTTTCTTCTTAGGAATCTGGTTTAACCAGTATTGCGGGTGATGTGCACTCGGAACACCTGCGAAGAATGGGTTTACTGAAAATGGTGAACGATGGAAAAGAAGACCCATACGCTGTGGACAACAACCCTTACCGTCACCGCCATGCGGAATGCCTTGGTCTAAACCGCAAGGAGAACCGACGCCGATACCGAAATCTTCGTCGAGAGTCACTCCGTTTTCTTTTAAAATTTCTAATGCTTCTTCAACTGTCATAATTATGCCTTATTGATTTTTATACCGTATAACTTATTTATATTGTCGGCTTTTACTGCCCATTCCCCGGAATGTGCATATTTATCGTTATATAACAGTTTATTGAACTTATCAATGTCGCCTTCTTGATAATACCAAGCAGCTTGGTCGATTTGTTCTTTTGGAATTCCAGAAACCACTTCATAATGAAGCATTTCATGAATCATAGTCGAAATAAATGCCTTTCTGGTTCTTTTTCGGCTTTTAGAAATCTGAATCTTGTAATTTGATATAGTCTTTTTGTCTAAGTCTACATCATATTTCAAGTCACCGTTTAAGGTATTACTTTCTATGATTTCTATCGGTATTTCTGGGATTTTATTGTTAAAGAATAATCGGTTACACTCCAGAAATAGACTTGATGCTATCTCGTCGTTTATTTCAAATTCCTGGACACTGAGACGTTTCTTGTTTGTATATTGCATAAGATTAATAGGAATCGATGTCTCGCCAGCTCGATTCCATGAAATCTTTGCGGGACTTTACATATGTTTTCCCTTCATATTCCAAGGTTACATTCGAGGCGGTATGATCGATTAATTTCACTTTAATGGCACAGCATTGTTTCACTTCTGGAATCTTGGTCCAATAAATCGCACCATTCATTAACGTAAAACCATACTTGAAGTAGTCATTCTGTTGTTTCTTTGGGCAATTAGGACATGGAGTCATTTTAATGTTTCCTTAATAAATCGTCTAGCTGTGAATTTATTTGACGGACGACGTATTGACGAGCTAGCATACTGGTGTTTGCAAGCTGGTTCTGAATACGCTGGTTGTTATAAACGTTCTGAAGCCAAGTAATAGAAGAAAGATATGGAAGTTTTGGTTTTAACCATTCACGAAGCTTGAACATGAGAAGGTCAAGATTCGAGATACTGTCGTTTTCTTCTTTGGTAACTGGCTCACGAATAAGTGCACCGTTGCGGTCGATGAGGCCGAGCTTGTATGCTTTTGTCTTTCTAGGAATTGTAGTTATCGACTTGAGAAATACGAAAACCAGGATGTTATCGATATTCCTGTCATGCATTGATAAATTGATTTTCTTGCCACTGTTTTTAAGATTTCTCAGTGACATTGCAGCTTCGTTAAGTATTCCGTTAGCTTCGAAACCGCTCGCCAGCATATTCGCATTATTGACGAGACGACGTAAACCCTTCTGACCAGAAGGATCATCCAATGATTCGAAGAATCTTTCCCAGATTATTTTTTCCATACTACTATATTTATAACTCGAATTTTAGCACCATTCATTACACGAGAAGCCTTGGTCGTCGTCAATATCGTAATAATTGTTATATTTTCGACGTTTTTGAGAATTCATAGTGCAACTTTCTATTCTTGGTGCGAATTCTGTCTGAGTTCCTACCCATCCAGGATTAGAAACACATGTAATTTCTGTCTTTACTGTTATAGGTTTATCCGGTTTATCCGGGTTATCAAAAACTTCTTCTTTAGTAATAGTCTTGACATCCATTTTATCCTGACGAACATCGCTGTAAGTAGCCATCTTGTCGCCACCGGAAATAAACTTTTGATATTTTTCTTTAATGCCGTTTATAATCTTTTGGAAAATTCCAGCTTCCTTTTTCTTTTCTTGTCGTTTTGAATATTCGCTATCTTCATTTCGCTTGGTTGCTTCTGCAGAACATTCAGAACTACAATATTTAAAATATCCAACATTGATACTTTTGAATTCTGTTGGCTTTCCGCATATCGGACAGATACCTTCGTTTTCCTTTTTGAGGTATTTATCGTAATATTCTTTGATGCTTGTTATAGCATGGTGGTCTCTTAAGTGCTTTCTGAGCCTATTTGATGCTGCACCTTCATCTATACCTGTAATTTCTTCACCACAAATGGCACAAGTTAGATGAAACTCCTCGGTTTTTGGAGCCATGTTTCGGAGTTTTCTAGCACAACTTACTGAACATGTCTCATAATAACCCTTTGAGACACTAATAAAGCCAGTCTCTTTTCCACAAACAGCACACTTTCCTTCGTTTTCTTTCTTGAAATACTTGTCATAGTATTCCCTGATACTGCCAAAACCATGGTCGTTCTTGACATGAAGGCCATATTTCGTATGATGTTCAAAGCTTTTTCCACAAATTTTACAAACATATCTCAGCATGAATTATTTATAAATAGATTAAGAGATAATATAAGGGTTTATACATGGCCGATACAACATATAAAAGTAGTTTTGTTTTTACAAAAGAGGGTAGAACTCTTCTTGTAAGCCAGACTGGAGGCATTAAATTCGCCATTTTAGGCTATTTACTTGTCGGTGGTTTGGTAAGATCAATGAACGGCGACGATAATACGCCACAAGATGATATTTCTGCAAATTATAACCCAGATACTTCTGCACCAAATTATATTTCAGATGATTCTAAGCCAGATACCACGTTACGTAATTTATGGCATGATATTGAATCCCGTGCAGCTGCTGCTGGTGTTAGCCCTATTGAATATCTTTCAGAAGATCCGAAAATTACGTTATTCATGAAAGGCGTTAATTACGAGATTAATGGTAATGATATATTGCCATCTTCTAAAGATGATTATGCAGAAGCAGTCAAGAATTATAAAGAGCACTTGTTTGGTTCATTCTATATTCCTTCTACAGAATTGATGACCGACCCTAACGGAAACCGTTACGGAACTTATGCTTTTAATTTTGATAAGACCTATCTTAATTGTGATATTAAGAAGGATGTAAGTATTCGCCACGTAATACTTATTGGTAAGCAATATGCAGAAAATCGTGAAGCTACTTTCAATGTTAGTCAGCGACAGGATGCAAGTATTGTAGGTATTGCTGAAATTGTTCAGGATGATACAACATCTGAAAGTGTTCCTCCTGGTATTGAACTTCTTAAGGATCAGAATGAATTTGTTACATTCCAGTGCCAGTTAAGATTTACTGTTACAGAATGCCCGAATGAATTTATCGATATTGAAAACGGTGATAAAGTTGTAATTGATGATAATGAAGGTTCAACTTCTGCAGCTTATGAACCCGTTTCTGATATTGCAAGTAAGCTTGCATTGGTCAATAATGGCCTTAAGACACTTTCTGGTGGTATTACAATCGGTCAGACGGAAGAAATCCTTGATGAACTTCAGCTTGGTCCAGAAGGTTCTATCTGTATGACAAAGACATTGATGGTTGCGGACTGTATTGATGCAGATGACGCAGAAAACCAGTTCAATGCTGCTGCACTTATTCATCCGATTAACAAATATCCGGATGAAGGTAAGGAATATGTCCCACAGATTTTGATGACTTCTGTTCATTCTACTTCTGCACTTAACGAAGATATTACGGCATATTCTGTTGGTATGACCGTTAAAGCAGAAGGACGCGGTGAAGAATATTCAATGTTCCCAGATTCTATTACTGCTAAGGATGCTCCGATTTTCAAACTCGGTCATATTCCTGAAAACGATAGAATCGCAGTAGATATTTTTGGTCTTGATAATAAGCTTAACGGTTATGCTAAAGACCGTCTACTCTTCTCTGAATTTAATAGAATTACAGATTCACATTATGGAAGACCTTCCGTATTAATCAATTCCGATAATAATATTTTACGTCAGGGTGCTTCTAATAATAACAATACATTGTATGATTCTGATAATAACGAATTCCTCCAAGGTGTGATGAATTCACTATTGTTTGAATCTAATAATAACAATTTTAGTGGTGGTAACGGTAACAGCTTATACGGATCAGATTCTAATAAGATTGTATATGGTAACTATAATAACTTCTTATTCTCACATGACAATACTGTAAGAAGTCATAACCATACATTCATTAATTCTAATTCTAATACTGCTACTGAAAATTCCAATAACTTTATTGCTATTGCATCTTATGGTAATGGATTTAGCGGAAACTCCTATGAAAACGTGCTGCTCAAGTCTAAGGGAAATACATTCTCTGGCCAGGCATTTAACTCGCTTTTGATGGGTTCTGTTTCTAACCATCTCCTTGAAGATACTAAGGAAGCAACGCTTCTCAATGCCAAGAATGTTACATTACGTAGTTCTTATGATGACATGATTCTTGGTTCTCGCGGTGGTCTTCTTTACAAGTCATATTTCAATGGTTACTACGATAACTATACTTGTACTGTTACTGATTCTGACCAGAACTCTATCGTGCGTTCTCGCTTCCTCGGTGTTAAGGGTTTGCCTCTTGGTGCTATAGACCCTGCAGAACGTCCGATTAAGTCTGACGTACAGTCTAATAATAACGTTATTTTACGTGGTGAATATTTTGATATGTTCATGTGCTCTAATAACTTTATTGTTGATACTTATAAGTTACAGTCTGACGATAATATTACTAGCCTTGGTCCTGTTCGTGTTAAGGGTTCTACAGTTGTTAACTCTAGTAAGTCTAAGATTTTCAATGCTCGTGATATTTACCTCTGGCACTCTGAATATTCTCGTGTTGTTGCTGCATCTGATTATTCTGATAGTCTTCTTGGTCTTGTTGGTACTTCTAATGCAATGGGTAGTACAAACGAACTTGATTCCATTTATTATGGTGAATTCTATGGTTCTGATTTCAGCATCAAGGGTCTTAAGGGTGCTTCCTATAAGAACGGTGCAGAATCGCTGAAGACTAATGCTCGCCCAGTAGATATGCTTCGTTTGAAGCTTATGTTCATGAATACTTATGGTTCTGAACTTGACTTAGGCGGATATAATAGATTTAACAAGTATAAGCATCCGACTGCATATTTGTCTAATGCTACATTTGAAAGCCAGAACTTCACTTTGTTTAACACTTCTGTTAAGCCAACTAATTCTAATATCGTTGGTGGTCACCACAATAAGTTTGTTGGTGGTAAGAATACGGTTATTCTCGGTGGTGAATATTGTAAGGCTTCTACTTACGAACATCAGATTTTGATGGGTAAGTATAATAAGGATGTTCCGGCAGATATTATCTATGGTTGTGGTCACTTCAATGGTACTACATTCGTCCAGGGTGATAAGGAATATACGGAAGCAGAACTTGAAACAATCGAGACTATGCATCAGACTATCGACAAGGTTCGTGGTGACGGTGATAATAAGTCTGGTGAAACTTGTTTCAATGCTCTTGAATTCTATGCTCACCAAGGTAAGATGATATTCCGTAACTGCGACGACGGTCATGATGCAGGATCTAATGCGGTTTCTAATAACTTCGGTAAGTCTATCACTATTGACCCGACTGGTATCGTATTCCGCGATAGAAACGGTGATATTACAGGTGAACTTGTTCCACAGGCTGTTAATTCTGATGGCGGTAAGTGGACAATTACTATTGATATTGACGGAAATGGCCGTTACTATGTAGCTAACACTGTTGGTGTTCCGCCGACTATTGCACAGCTTGATAAGGTTGTATTGGCAAATCATTTGTTTGAATATGTCGACTTGAATAGCTATACCGCTAATCCAGGCCAGTCATTTAGTGCTGCAACCAACGGTAACTTGATGGAATCTTCTGTTAGCGCAAGTAATAATCTTTTGTTCGGTAAGCAAATCCCGAGTGAAATCAATATTCTTGTTAAGAAGTTGAAATATAATATCGAAACCGGCAGTAGAGTAACTCATAAGTGGGTATTCGTAAATAAGATTATGCCATGGTATCGTTATAATGGTCAAGCACCGCGTTATATTCCAATGCAGACTTGTAGCTTGAAGTATTACTATGTTGGTCAACCGGCTTCTGCTGGTGGTTACCACATGATGGATATTTGGGCACCACCTTCTATGGACGCAAGCTGTATCTGTAAGAAGATTGAATACTGTTATTCTGCATATACTAGTACAGAACAGTATCACTGGAGTACAAAGAATCGTGGATGTATTCCTCTTGATGAATTCAACGATAATAAGTTCTTCAGCGATTGGGTTCCGAATGTTCCTGTTTATGCTGGCGATACTGCTTCTGGTGGTGGTGTTGGTCCTACAGTTACAAGTGGTAACTATGTTTCTGGTGGTAATACAACCGCTCCTGGTGAGATTACTTTGTATCGTGTAAATGAACTCCCAACAATCATGGACCCGCAAGGATATTACATTATATAATCCTTACATATCTCAAAATAAAAACCTACTCGATAAGAGTAGGTTTTATTTTTAATAAAACTAATTAAAACTAGTATTGAACGACATTTAATTTATTGATAACAACAGCACCTTCTTGTTCCATAGAAAAGTTTGTAATGTTGTTATTGTCGTCAAGAACGGAGTCATCAATGCTTGCTTTGACAAGTACATAAAGGTCATAAAGTAATTTAGAAGCACCAACCCAATATTCATTAGTTGGATAGGTTTCTGCATTAATATTGTCCTTATAATAAGTCTTTAATATCTGTTCACATGCAAAATAATTCCAGAAAGATGCTTCAGAAATAGTATATTGATGTTCACCAATAACATTACCTTTACGCATGATTTCTTCTTCACGAGCATTTATATCGTTATACATACTAACGTTATAAGGCAATGGAATTGCACGGTCAGCACTTTTACTTATACGGGCATTCTTCAACCAGCGAGTTAATTTATTCTTTATATAAGTAATTTGTTTAGCTTCAAGTTTATATACAGAAGCCTTTAAAGAATCAAGCTGCGAAGTAGATGCAAGGTCATTATAGCTTGGAATAACTATTTTTACATAAACCAAGTCATAATGTACACCTTTCAACGTAAGGTCATTAGCGGTATAAACCATCGGTAATTCCAGATTTATAAAGACATTACTGTTTTCATCTTTAAATTCTGTGGCTTTACAATGGGTTATCACTTTTTTGGTATACGTATGTTCATTTTCAGGGCAGTAGAACTGATATGTGAGCTGAACATTGATACCGTCAACAAGTTTTTCGAAAAGCTGCTTACCGCGAAGATCTGTTTTCGGAATATGTAACACATTGAATGGACCCTGTAACCAGCTCAAATCTGCACCCATAACGACATTTGCACCATGGTTACTATTGTAGATTGAAATTTCATCGCTGTAGGTTTGAAGTGTCTTATCAAGTTCTGCACTGAATAAGTTACTTGAAGCCATTTTATTGTCCCATTCGTATTCCTGTTCTGGAGACTTAATTAAATCAGATACCTTAATATCTGCGTCAATACTTAGCGTATCTGGGTCATCTGTATAAATCTTGATAATGTCAGCCTTATAGACTTTCTTTGTAGAACGCAAAGAATCATCAAGGAACTTATAGACCTTGTTTTTAAGCCTTTTATTGTATTCCTGAAGATTTGCGGTCGAATTTACACGAACGGTTCCAACCAAGTCATAATAATGTAAGAATGGCGGAAGGGTAAGAAGTGTAGTATTTACAGGTAAATTGTCCTTACAGTTTTCACGGATTAACTGAACATTTCTAATCCATTGTTCTGTTGGATTTTTCGAATATTGCCAGTGATAATAACCGACAGGTGAAACCATGAATTTAACATAGTCGGTAATATGATTCAAATATTCAGAACCGTAAATTGTATATGGTTCTGAAATATCGTCATCATTGAGAATATCACGCGGATAGTAATCACCATCATTCTTGATATATAGACGACCAATTAAAGAATATGCGACAACATTTTGAACAAGCGGATATTCTTTAGTTGTTACCTGTGATTGTTCGATTTCCTGTTGACCTGTAGCATAGGCATTATGAACATACATCGGCGAAGTAAGGGTTCCGAAATAGTTTTCGAAATCTTCCTTCATAATTAACTTATTACGGCGTCTGAAATATGCAGGGCCATTGACCTTCATACTTGCCATGGATTCGAAATCGTCACCACCATAAATATCAGAATTTAAAATAAACGAAACATTGGAACTTACGTCAATGATATTACCGTTTACACTTGCATAAACAGGAGTATTTATTATAATACTTGCACCTGAGACATGCTTTCTATTTGCGGCCTTGCCCATAGTAGAAATATATTTGATATAGAAATTATCGGTTGTTTTCATCAAACCATTTACTACGTTATGGTCACGACCGAATGTTACCTTTACGGTTTCATCCGGATTTGTTGTTATCTTACAGATACGCAACTGTAATGCAAGAAGCTCCTTAATGGTCTGTTCGAGATACAATGTATCAAGATTCTTTGGATGTGAAATAACCTCATATAGTTTTTTCTTGAGTAGATCCGAAGTTTCAGGATTAATATTCTTGTACTTTTTATTTAACTTTATGGAATGTGTTTCAATATCGAATAAAGCTTCATCGGCGAATGCATCTTCTTCAGTTTCGCCGATACCTACTTGGCACCAGCTATTTTTCTGAACATAATTTCTATCACCGTTATAAGCATAAGGGTCACGATTACCATACCAGTTAGAGAATGTCTTATCTGGAATATTGTAAGACTGTTCTGGTTTTGCAATTTTATTTAATACAGATTGTCCTTCGATTTTATATGTTTTACGTTCACCCTGGAAACATTTGATAGGCGTAACATTTTCAGTATTTACAAAGTTGATACCTTGTAATGGCATATAAACGCTATTCGTATGCGGAACGGCATTAACAAGATTTTTCTGCCAGTCTGCTTCATGACAATAAGTAATATCTTCATCGGTAAGAACATAGGAATAACTACTGTCGAGAATGAATGGCATATTCGCAAAAGTCAAGGCAAGAGAGTCTTGGTTAAAGAATATTTCCGTTCCTGCCTTATTAATTTCTTCCGGGAATGGTCCTTTTAACTGAATAATAAATTCAGCCTGTGCCGGAACCGGACGACGAGGACCATAACCAAGATTTTGACAATGCTTGATATGATTTGACTTAATTTTTGAAGTTTCCAATAAGCGTTCTTCAGCACATCTTTGGGTATAGAAATTTATCCTATCACAAGTATCACTTAATACTTGGAGAAATTTAGGATAGAAACAACTCGCTTTGATTTTATCAAAGAAAGTCTTATTTTTCATGAATGAGCGAAAACGTTCTATTAGTTCTTCAGTAGTTAATTCTGTATAATCCATACATTATTTATATGCGGGATTGATACTTGACATCGAACATGCATCTTATAATTGCAATATCCTGGTCCATAGAATAGTTAACTACGTTATTGTTATCATCCAAAATGGAGTCTGAAATACCTGGTTTAATCAACTTGTAAAGGTCGATAATAAGACGTTCAGCAGCTTTCCAGTCGTTACCATATATGTCTGTAGATTCTGTAATATTTGGATAATACTTATTGAGAATTACCTTAATCAAATAATTCCAGAATTCCTTTTCAGAAAGGGTATCATCTTCAGAAGCCTTTAAATCACCACGACGCATAATAGTTTCTGTACGTGTGATTACGTCAAAAGACTTGATATTGTAAGGCAAGTCAATGGCACGGTCGGCAGTATCATGAATCTTCAAACCTTTCATCCATTTAAGAACATCGGCATTTAGATTTTTCAATTCTTTTAACGAAAGCCTATATTCTTTAGCACGGGCTTCAGAGATTTCATACTTGGAATCAGACCAGTAGTTATTACCGTAAGAAGTAACGGTTACAAAACCGTTATTACTGTCACGAGCAATAATGTTGTATAATCTACAAATGGTCGGACTTTCACCGTGTGCTATAAGGTCAGCATTAAGCTGTTCCTGGATTTCACTGGAAGCCTGGTCCGGGTCTGTAAAATAGTCTGTAGTAGCTCTATAAAGAACATTTGATGCAAAATCTGGCGGTAATGAAATCTGAGTTCCAATATATGGTGTATGCAAGTAAATCTTGATATAGTTATCAAATTCTTCATAAGTAAACTTACTTACATGGTCAACTGTAGAAGCTTTTTCATCATTCGAAACACTGCCACTAGCCTGATAGTTATAAATTCTAAACTGAATGTGTATTGAACTTTCATCAGTTACATTTTTTAAATCATACGGTTTACGCTTACTATCAGTCTTCGGAATTATGATTTCATTGAAAATCAAATCATACTTATAATTCTGCCAGTTTTTATACTTATCGTATTCAGAAGTAAGTTTTTCAGTATTAAGAATAACACGAACACCTTTATGCTGGTCTTCTTCGTTCCATTGGTTTTGCTTAAATTCCGGAGCAATGATATTAGATACCTTTAAATCCAAATTTGCATTCAAAACATGGTCTTCTTCCATGCATAGCTTAATAAGATTGGATTTATAGATTTCGCGTGTTTCAAGCGTCAATGTATCAAGATACTTATAAAGTTTATTGTTTAACTTTTCTTTGAAGTCATCTAAGTTTGTGGTACCAGGATCGACTTCGATACTACCAACTAAGTCATAGTAATGGAAGAAAGGTGGTAACGACATAATAGCAGTATTTGTCGGTGTCAATAGATTTACATTATGTGCGATTTCCTTAATATTCTTTACGTATTGTGGGTCAGTCTGTTCAACTTCGCCTTGTACAAGTGCGTAATAATTATAGAAAGATTCCTGTGATACAAGACATTTGATATAGTCAAGAATATGGTCATTATATTCGTCACAGTAAAGCATTGCTGGGTTTTCCATATTTTCAGATTCAGGAACTAAACCATCATTAACCCATTCTTCTTTACTATCTTTAACAAAAATGTTTCTTGGCAAATATAAGCCCTTACCTACATTGATATACATATGGCTGGCAAGAACGTAGAATAGAAAGTTGAGGTTAATATCCAACGTATTATCTTCCACTTGTTCTTTTTTCTTTTTGAACTGATTAACTTCAAAAGTATTGTCAAGTTCTCTAAGTCCGAAAATAAGCGTTGTAATGACATCTATTGGACTTGACAAAGAATTAAAATAATTGATGAAGTCACGTTTAGATACGAGCTTTAATTGGGAAGTCCAGTAAGCTTCAGCATTGTCATACATTTCTTTTTTATCTTCGAAATTCTCACCGCCAATAAGGTCGCCAGAGAATACAAATTGAATATTATTTGTAATATCGAAAACACCAATGGAAGTATGAAGCATTAGTTTCGCATTGTTTGTAAGGACACTTTCTAAAATACCTGCCTTATTTCCATGAGCACCGCGAGTGGAAAGGTATTCTACATATAAATCAGGATATTCAGTTGTACCCGTAGCATCGTCGTATTTACCTTCAATGGCAAGCTGAGACAGATATGAGAACGGACCGAAATTAACACTTATAGTTTTATCCGGATTTGTTTCAACATAACAAATACATGGACGTGCATCGCCTTGTGGATTTGCTCCAAAGTTGGTAAGGATAGATTCATTTAAAAGAATAGAACGGTCTTCAATGCTAAAAATCTTAGAACCAGCTTCGCCTTTGAATCGAGTATAAACTTTTGTTAATCCATTATTTGGAGCATAAACGGAGTCATTCTTTTTACGTCTGTAATTTACTGCAAATGGGTCACGAATACCGTACCAGTTACTAAATGAAATATCGTCAATATCAAAGCGTTGACCGAGATTATTGTCAGTAACCAAAGAATAGTTACTGCTATTCTTTCGTTTTTCCAAACCGGTAATAAAATCTTTACCATCAAACTTTATAGTTTTCAATTCACCCTGATAACACTTGATTGGAAATCTGTTACCATAGTTAATTGCGTCGTGGGTCAATGTAAGAGGACCGGTTTCTGTTGTTGTACTATCAATAACAACACTTCTTAAACGTTTTGACCAAGAAGTATTTGTACAACCTTCAATGTCGCTTTTGGTAAATACATACTCAATAGGATCAGATAATCTGAAAGGCATATCGAGGAAACTCAAATTACACTGTTCATTTGTAAGCGTAATTGTAAGCTTCTCATTTTCTGGGAGATTCTTTAATTCTTTCGGGAATGGACCTTTGAAAATAATATTCAATTCGCCTTGAGCCGGTACCGCACGGCGAGGAGCATAACCCCAGTTTTTACATAACTTGATATAGCTGGAATCAAGTTTTGCGGTTCTGAAGAAACCTTCTTCAGACATACGTTGAAGATTGAAATTTGCCATATCGGAAGTGGCAGCTAACATTTCAAGGAACATACCTATAAGCGTTGCAGAACCAATATTCTTAAAACGCTTATCTGTTTTAATCATTGAAAGATAGTTAGAATATAAATCTTCAAAAGTTATGCTTGTATTGTCCATATTTATCCTATATAATCTATACATATTTATAGTTCTCGATAAGTCTCAATTCTTTTTATAAATAATAGAGATTATAAGATAAGGAAAACTATGTTCAATCTACAATTTATTAACCCTTTTAGTGATGAATTCTTAAAACTGAAGCCATCGAATGACGAAATTCGTTCAGTCGAAGCGGCCCGAAATTCTTATGGTCGTGGTGAAGATACCATAGAATGGGACCGATTAGTCAATGGATATAATAACGGATATTATGACCCTGCGACGCCGTATGATTCCAATAATATCGTATTTGAAACCCTTTTCACCAACAAATGGCAGAAGATTAGCTGGTATCGTTCCATGGCATTGTACCCTTTGATTAAGAAGGGTCTTAATATTATGAGCGATGAAGCCGTTTGTCCAGACTCTTACGGTAACGTAACAAAGTTCGACCTTGCAGAGCCGTTCAAGTCCGCATTCACTGATACAGAATTCAGTGCATTGAAGATGGAATTTGATTATATTGTCGAATGTGTTATCGGTAAGGAAAACATCTGGAACTATTATAAGAAGTGGCTTATCGATGCCGAGCTTTTCTGGGAAATCTGCCTTAACGACGCAGGTAACAAGGTCGCAGGTATTGTTCAGCTCGCCCCGCAGGCAATGCTTACAATTTATGACCGCGATTCCGATAATATCAATGGTTATATTCAGAATATCAATTTCTTGAGCCGTCAACAGGAAAAGAATGACGAAATCAAGAAGTTCCTCCCGAACCAGATTGCTTATGTAAACTACGGTGAACCATGGTCGAACCGTAATGACATTCGCGGACATTTGGAACCTGCGATTCGCCCGCTTAACCAGTTGAGGAATATTGAAGACGCTTTGACAGTTTACCGTATTACTCGTGCAACTGAAAAACGTATCTTTAACATTTATGCTGGTCGTATGCCGCCTGACAAGGCTGCAGCTTATGTACAGGAAATCCGCGCAAAGTATCGTAAGAATTTGACAATCGATAACCACACTGGTATGATTAATTCTACCAAGAATACTCAGGCTATGACTGAAGATTTCTTCTTCCCGAAGGATGACTCTGGTAATAGTTCTACGGTTGAACCGTTTGCTTCTGGTGCTACCTTCGCAGGTCAGCTCGATGACGTTTACATGTTCCAGAAGATGGTTATGGATGCTCTTGTAATTCCGCAGGCTCGTTGGAAAGCTGAAGAAGTGGGACAAGCTGCATATAACCAGGGTGTTGAAGGATCCAATCTTGAAGAAGTTGCATTCCAGCGTATGAACCGCAGACTTCGTAAGAGATTCTCGGATATTATTCTTCAGGTCTTCCTTGTTCATTTGAAGGTTCGTAATTACCCGTCTAAGTTCTTGGATAAGGCTCTTTACAATATTGACTTGAATCCGGCAACTGACTTTGAACGTATGCGTGACTTGGCCATGGCTGAAAAGCGTGGCGGCGTCGTTAACACCTTGTCTCAGTTCTTGCCGACTCCGACAAATATTAAGGGTACTGATGAACTTGGTCCGCTCTTCTCCAAGCAGTTCTTTATGGAAAAGATTCTCGGTATGTCTACTCAGGAAATTCTTCTCAACAGCAAAATGTTGGATAATGAAGTTCGTCAGATGCAGGAACAGGCTGAAGCTGTCGCTGCTGAAGGTGGAGATAAGGGTGACGATGCCGGTGGAGATGACCTTGCATATTAACTTTTATAAATAAGTATAGAGGTTTTAAATGAAAAATTTGACAGAATACGTTAATGACGAAGTTAAGCTTGCCCTTAACGAGAATACGTCCCAGGTTGGACGTACCGACACTTTCTCAGGTACAGATGTTATGGGTCCGCACCATCACGAATTCTTGATTTGGAATGAATTCGGCTATGGCTGGACATCTGACGCTATATGCGAACCGGCTAACCTTAATGGTCCTACTCCGATTACAAAGGTAGGTGGACATACTCACTTGATTCTTAACGGTGTAGTTCAGCCTTGCGGCGACGGACATACACACGTTCTTGAAACTCCGTGGAAAGTTTGTCCAGATACCCAGATTGGTAGTTGCTTGGGTCCTGGTTGCATGCCTGGAAATTGTATTCCTCCAATGGGTCAAGGTTAATTTAAGTTTAACCTTTAATAAAAAACCTGGTCTTTTGACCAGGTTTTATTTTTATGTATTTGCGTTATCGATTGAAGCACCGTTTTGTAGTATGACTTTTTGCGCCCATACGTGACCAACCCAAGTTGCTGCGTTCTTGAATTCGATTGTTCCATACGGTGCGATAATTGTACCAGCATTGGAAGTACCTTGAACACCGATAGAAGCAGTAGCATTGCCACCATAGTAAAGACGGAAGTCGAACGGACCATCACTTCTTTCAACGAGGGTAATATTATTATTCAATACGATATTATTTGCATAAATCATAACTGAACGGTCTGTACCATCTTCAGAAGAACCATTTTCAATTCTGAATGTTGTAGCAACTTCAGTATAGATTGTATCGAAATAATATTTACCAGGATAGAATGTAACAACTTTGGAATTATCTCGGTTATCAACATCCAAACGGTTGTAATGACCAATGGTATATGTACCAGGTGCACCGAATATGTCATTATTGGAATAATCACCAGTGCCAGTCTCTACTGCTTCTGCAGAAATTCCAGGCATATCTGGATAAACTGGATTTTCCCAGGTTTCGATATGGTTAATACGACCACCGTTCTGATAATTATATGAACAGTTCGGACCGCCATAAACAGTATCAATGGTAGTTCCATTTAAAGAAACAGAATTACCAATATATATAGGCTTGTCGAATGTCGAAGGGTTATTACAAGTTATAGCCTGTGCCGAAAGTGTTCCATAGAAATGGTTTGTACTATTTGTTGTAACAGTACAACCTGCAGCGACAGCAATATTCGAATAAATGGTTGCACCATTTTCAACGATTAAGTTTCTACAAGCAAGGTCTTTACTTCCGATGCTACCGCCGTTAATAGTTAAATCAGAAAGACTGTAAAGACTGAAGTTAGCCAAGTAGTTATATGGATAAATATCTGGTTTAACAATCTTATATTTCCACCAATCAGATGTAGCTGTAGCAGAAGTTTCGTCAATTATATCCCTAACTGGTTTATTAGGAATATCTGCTTCCATCCAAGCACTTACACTGAAATTTGTTGCGCTGTGTTCACGTGTAAGCGAAATATTGTAAGCTGTAAAGTATACATCGCCATTTGATGCATAATTGCTAAAATCCGGATTGGAAACAGAACCATCTGGATTATTAAATAAGTATTTAAAATTATTAGAATCTCTATATTCGACATTCGGATTATTAACTATTATTCGTGCAGAACCAGCATGCGGCAATTCTTCTTTATCGTTAGAAATCCAATGTGCACCATCTTCAATTTCTTCTGGATAATAATTATCAATATCTATTAAAAATCTCTGGAAGTATGGAATAGGTTCATCTTGATGATAGAAACGATAAGAACGAGAAGCCGCACTTGTTGCTTCTTTTACCTTTGCAGCTACGTAATCATCTGTGTCATATACGTTCCAAGCATATAATGTTAATTCTGGAGATTGTTCTGTAGTAATATCAATATTAGTATAATCAACATATAACGTTGTATCGTTGTAACTAAAGAACGGACCAGAAATACTAGCAACAGAATCTTTACCGATTAATTCAACATAGATACCTTTTGCACCTGCAACATTATCGGCATAAATTGTATAGAATATGTCATTATTTGTATTTGCGATAATATAATGCAATTCACCTTTTTGGTCATTAGTGATTTTACCGTCTTCTGGAACCATAACGGCACCAGTAATTTGTAATCTATTTAATGGAGTCTTTTTATAAGTCCAGTCTGCTTCGTCAAAACCTTCAGTCTGTGTTTTTACGGCTTCATCAGACCAATATTCATGTTCGAAATTAAGATATGCTCTTACAAGAATATGAGTAGTGATTGGTTCATCTAATTCTTTTACATTTTCAAAAGCGATTGGAAGCGTAAAGGTTAAATGACCGTCAGCGTCAAACTCTAAATCATATCTTGTTGTAGTATTACCGTCTTGTGTTATTTCAACTACAACTGGTTTTGTATAATATGAAATATTCGGATTAGTAATTGTTACCAGAGCATTAGCCGTTGGACTTGTACGATTTAAGGTACCGCCTGTAACAGAAACAAGTAATGGACTTAGCATTTCCGGAGCAGGAACACCGTTTACGTTAATATCAAAAACTAGTTTATTCTTATGTAATTTATCGTCATCTGCAGAAATGTATTGTTTAAATTCCTGATAAACCAGACTTGCCGCATAACCGTCTTCAAAAGGAATAGTTACAGATGCAGTAGTTTCCGCAGATGTATATGTAATATCATAGGATTCATTGGTAGTTTCATCGTAAAGATATGACGCTACGGAAGCGATTTCAACGGGGTCTATTTTACTGTCAACTACATCGATAAATGCGGATAATGAACTATAATAACATGGAACGTTTGTATCTGGATTATATGTATTTACATAAATTCCATCTAGGTCACCGGCAAGATAATCTGTAGTTACACGATTGGTTTCCGGAGATTCAATAGGTACATCATAATCAAATCCTTGACGTTCATTTGGTTCTGGTAAAACTGGATCTTCAGCAGCAGGGTCAACCTGTACTAATTTTGGACCACGTAATATTTTTGGAAGAAGTATAGAATTAAATACTGCTTCTTTGTTATCATCGAAATGAATAGTAATTTTTGAACTATTAAAACCAACTTCAGTGTTATCCTTTTTACAGGACATTAACTGCTTAAAATAGAAAGTATATGCACCGTCTACATACATGAGAAGACCGTTGTGGTCATAAAAACTCAACTTTTCACGTTTACTGAAATCTGGGTCATTATTCGTAATACCATACATAGGAAACTTATCAAAAGATATAGTATTAGAAGTATTGGTATATAAATCATCAATAGTGACACTAAAATCTTCACTATTTAAATACGGTCTAATATCTTCTGTAAATGTAAGTTTAGCCTCATATGCACTAATTTCTATATTTTCTGATATTGTGTAATCCATACTATATTTATGAGATAAGAAAAATCACTCACCGGAAGTGAGTGATTTTAAATAATCAGAATCAGTTAAGAATTAACCTTCTTCAACACTAACGCCGCGGCTACGGTTGATGATAATCTTAACATCGATGAATTCGATTGCACTGATAGGTACGAGTCGAATATTTACGTTCATGATTGTCGGATCTTCCGGATCCTGTGTGACGCTCAATGCGTAAGATTCGATACCTTCAGCTGCCTTAACACGCTGTAAGAACGAGTCAATATCGTTACGTGCGGACGAACGAGTATTAACGGAGTTCTGCATGAAGAGGTACGGAGTCATCATGTTTTCGAGCTGCTTTTCAACGTAGTTCAAGCAACGACGGACGTTGATACGGTTGAGGAGGCTGTTCTTCTTGAGAGCAGTTTTCTGACCCCAAAGAACGACACCATAACCACCACAATCACGGGTTGTATTGACGTTGTTATCGTAGAGCTGACCGATTTCGTTATCGGTGAGACGGAGCAACTGACCGGTTGTGTACGGGATTGTACCACGAGCAACACCAGCAGGAGCCATCCAAGGATATTCGAAAGTATCGCAGTGAGCCATTGCGCAAGCACCAGCGACAGACTTCGGTAAGTAAATCCAAGCAGCGAGAGCAGCATTATAATACTTATCGTAACCACCGTATTCAGCGATATACGAACCGTTTGCAAAGCTGAACATCTTAGCTTCGGAAATCATAGCCTTACAAGTCTTTGCAGCCTTGGAAGTAACCTGAACGACACCCATATCCATTGTGCGGTTTGCAGCAATTTCAGCAATCTTGCGCTGGTGAGCGCTGAAGCGCTGACGACCATTGAATGTATCAATAGCATCAACGTTAAATAAGATGTCAAAATCTGCCTTCTGACGGTCACGATAGAAGTTAAGGGCAGCAGTCTTTTCAGAGATGTTATTCTTCTGAGAGTTGCGACCACCGTTGAGAGCGTAAACAGAGTAAGTCTGTTTTGGCTGACGGTAATTACCCTTACAGTCAATAGCTGTGCCAGCAGAGTTACGAGAAACATAGATGTAATCGGAGTGACCGTTAATTACAGTCGGAGCATAGAGCGGATTACCGTCAGCATCCTTAGCAAGCGGGTCAGTCGAAACATACCATGATTCAGCAGGATCCTTCAAGAGAGCATCCATACCGGTACCCCAAGCACCAGCAGCGGTCTGAGTCTTGTTCTTGACATAAACGTTAATACGGAAAACCTTCTTCCAAGTCAAATCCTGTGGGTTCTGGTCAATATCAGAAGTGTCCTTGTCAACCAAGTCTTCATCATCGTAAGCATACTTCCAGTTGAAAGCATTTTGATGCTGGAGAGCCTTGATATTGGCACATTCAGTAGTGATGATAGAAACACCGACGTCATTACCATACTTACCAGGACCGATGGAAGCGATAACGAGCTGGTCTGGGAGGCTGACATACTTTTCAATATCGCCGTTACCAGGTTCGTCTTCAGATTGGGTCAAGATGGTATAACCTTCGGCATAAGTCTTATCAACTGAGTTAACGAGATAAGAAGTCGGAGTTGCAACAATGTTGTCAACAGTCTTACGTTCGCCATTGGTGTAGTAAGTATATTCCGGAGTAATCGGGTTGATTGCCGGTTGAACAGGGTCAGCAGCAAATACCGGAACCTTCTTAAACTTACCTGCAACATCGTCAGCTATGAGGTAGAACAAAGTCTTATTCAACTTATTCTGAATCTGTGCAGGAGTGTCCTTAACAATACGTTCGACAATATCGAGATTGTTGAGAACACTTACGTAACGCAAGTATGTATAATTGCTGATTTCAGAAACGTCGTTGACACCGTTATCATCCATCACACGAAGAATAATCTGACGTGGGGTAGTAGTAGAGTTGGTAATCGGGTCATAAGTTTCTGTTTCGTTATCCTTATACATGTCGGAAACATTGCATGCGGAGAAGATGTTTTCGGTCTTATGAGCAGCATCAGTAATTTCAGAAACCATGTAGTTGCTAACAATATCATGAGTTTCATCAACATAACCATATTCGGTATAAGAAATACCAGAAACGGTGCCCTTCTCATAATCATTTACACCATCATCAATAGTATCAGCATCAACATAGTATGCCTTCGGAGTATCTGGGTCTTCCCAGTCAATGATAGACATCTTATATGCGTCAGCAGCACGATAACCGCTGGTTGCAGCTGGAGTCCATGCATTGCCATCGATAAAATGATTCGGGTCATAGAAGTTTGCGGAGGTGAAAATATCCTTATAAGCAACACCGGACTGTGCCCATGTGCTAACTTCACTATTCTTGCCCCAGAACTGAATAGTTGTCGGAGCCTTATTCAAGGTATCGTCAGCAGGAACGGTGATAGCAACTTCACGTTCGCCATTGCCACCCTGAGTAGAAGTTAAGAAAGTAATCATTCCAGAAGCAACAGAACCTGTTGCCCAAGCTGCGCTTGTGAAAATAAGTTCGTCATCAGAAGAAATGTTACCATCAAAACGTTTTG